GAAAAAAGTAAATTATCACCCGATTTAAATATACCAGTTGGTTTGTCTGTTGGTAATACGTGAATGTTTTTCATCTTATTCTGATTTAAAGGTTTCGTTGTAGTATTGTTCTGCCATACCTTGATAACCAATTAGTCTTGTTGATTCAACTTGACAACCAACACCAAAAGCATCTATTATCTGTTCCTTTTCCATTTCTTTGGCTTGTTCAACTTGTACAGATACTACATTTATTACTTTATCTCCATAAGCACCTTGAAATGCTTTTATTAAAAATTCTACTGCTGTTTGTTGTGCCATAGTTATTTGATTTTTAATATTTATTTAGTAGTCAGGACAGGATTCGAACCTATATTAAGTAGCAACAGAATGTACCACATTCAAGCTTTACAACCTTTTGAGTAACTTAATTGACACCAATTCCGCCACCTGACTATGTTTTAATCTACCCACTCAGTATCTCTCCATTCCCACCAACATGAACCACAAGTTACGTCAAACATTCTATATAAAGTTTGTTTGATAGATACTCTTTCCAACCATCTACGTTCATCTCCAATCCTTTTAGGAATGAAAAGATACTTACTAATTATTCTTTGTTGTCCTTCTTTTCTGTTGTCAATAATTTTACATCTCATAACTTTTATTGTTTTAATAGTCAGGACAGGATTCGAACCTGTAATCAACTCTTTTTGCGCCAAGATTTTACCTCGGGGTTGTAATCAACTGCGTCTACCATTCCGCCACCTGACTATATTCCCCACCTTGAGATTACAGGTGAGTAGATGTATCGGTTTTCTTTCTTTCAATAAACCTGCGGGTCTTACCCTCTTAAAATTAGTCAAACTACTTGGAGCCTCTGTTACCTAGCTTTATTCCAAAGAGACTGGCGTTTAAGGATGTCCAGTCCAATACCCTATTCATTGTTTAAGTCTTGAATTAAAGACTCTGAGTATCTCTTACTCATAGTAGTCAGGACAGGATTCGAACCTGTAAGAACCTACGTGCTTCACTCACTTGCGGTTCAGTTGCTCTGTGAAGGCTTGCGTTACCAATTTCGCCACCTGACTATTTTAGTTTTTGCTATCGGGGAAGGATTCGAACCTTCACACTGGGATTCAGTAAAAGACAAATTAGCATGCTTCGTGGTCAACCCGTATCCTGTTACCTGTTTCCTAATCAGCGCCCTCGAGACGAGAGGGTGTGTATGCCGTGCGTACGCTTTTCACCACCCGATAGTTTCCGTATTACTTAGTGCTATCTACAGCTACTTTAACGGAATCAACGACTGTAGAATCAACTGTTGTAGAATCTGTCGTAACTTGTTCTGTGCTCTCTCCTGAGCCACACGCCGCTAATAAAAAAGCAGCCATCGTAATTGCGATGATTTTCTTCATCTTATGTTTGGTTTTTGGTTACTGATTTTATTTTACCCATTCTGAAGCTCCCAAAGCGATAGCTGTTGATACGCTTATTTGCGAATTCTCCTTCATGCTTTTAAGAGCCCAAGCCACAACCTCAACTGCAAGTCCGTATTCGTTTGCTTCTTTTAAATAGTACTGAATTATCTGTAAGTCCTCTTCAGTTATTTTTACTTTTTTCATGAGTTTATTTTTGTGGACCCTGTAGGACTTGAACCTACGACCCCCTGATTATGAGTCAGGTGCTCTAACCAATTGAGCTAAGGGTCCCAGCGGAGGCTCAGGGATTCGAACCCCAGATACAGTTTCCCGTATTTCGGTTTTCAAGACCGACGCATTCGACCGCTCTGCCAAACCTCCTTTGTTTTTTTACTAATCTATATAAATCTATAGCATTGGGTTGATACTAAAAAATGTTAGTTTTGCGTACGATTACACCATATCCTCTTCTCCGAATTCTTTAATTAATTCCTGTTCTACAGTTTTCTTCGCTACTTGTTTGCCGTACCACCTAGTCACGTACTTGTTAAAACTCAATAGTCCCTCTTCTACAAGTCTCTCGTCCCTGTGCATGTTCATGGGAGAAAGCGCCGAGAAATTATTCTCGTCAGCGGTTACATTTACCCAGCAATCCGGATACATTGAAGAAAACTTGTGTGCAGCCTTAGACACGTCTGCTGTTTCCCACGTCTTTTCGAAAATAACTTTGTTCTTTTTGTCTGTTATTTTTACTGTAGCTTTTGGCATAACTTTTATTTTGTATCGTTTTAGTTAAAAAATAGAAAAGATCGGCGCGTAATGCATAGAAATGCACATACTTACCGATCTTGTTGTAACAAATCGCGAACCTTACGTTAGCGAGAGGTGTTTAAAGGTTCCGAGTACCAGTTAGGCTGTAGCTAGTCTCTGGATCTTAATTGTATTAGCTAAGCGTCCACGGGTGTAGTCGTAAGCTTCGTTAACGATACGATCGTTGAACTGCTTGCCGCTTAACACATCAGACACGTGAGTTGTAGAGTAACCTGTAGCTTCTGCTACAGTTGACACATCACCCATGCGGAGTTTGCGGTTGATTAACGACATTTTTTGAATGTAAGTGAGCTTTCTGTAGCTCGTTGGACGGTTAGACGTCCTTTTTGCTGTTTGTTTTTTCATAAACTGTTTTTGATTATTAATACATAGTAAATATACAACGTTAAGTCGATGTATAAAAGTTTTTGTTTTCGGTTTTAAGATTGTTTTCTTTGGTACATTCCACTGAAATTTAATTCGTAACACCAGCGGTTGAACGCTTCCATTTCGTCTTTGGTGAATTCTTGGTAATTTTTCACAGCGTTGTTTACTCGAGGATACGCCTTTTCTCCGGTTCTGCGTTGGCCTAAAAGGAATTCTTTAATTGAGTTCAATAGCTTTTTGATCATGTCTTTTTTTTAAATTTAATAAAATATCTTCGAATGGTCTACTTCATCTTCTTCGTACTCTACAACCACTTTTTTGGTGAGCCACTTCTCCCTTACGGTACCGCACTTTCTGTCTTCGATAAACGCCTGGCACACGCCCGAGTCTGCGTAAAGCGTTTCTGCTTCGTAACAATCGACAGCATCTTCATACGTATCAAAAGGTCCGTAAGTGTACACGTCTTTTTCTGAGTATCCATCCATCAGTTCGAACTCCCAGTCAGGGTTTGATACGTTCGATCTATAGTATGGACCGGTTGTAACGAACCACTTGTTTGGCGTGCCTCCGTCTCCTACCACGCGTTTTGCCATTTCTTTTATCTCTTGTTGAGTCATAACTTTTGATTTTTATTGGTTTAATTAATAGTTATTTACGTTATCGGTTACACCTTTTTTTGAATTTAAACTGCCAACTGCAGCGTTGAAGCCTGCACTTACGCCTGCATGGAAGAGTATGAGCGCATCTACGCTACCGATGTCTGTAATTTCAACATACAACCAATCAATACCATCTTCGTTTTTTACTTCAAGCTTCCAATTTTTCTTACCTCCTTCCCAAGCTTCTAATTCCTTCTGAAGGAATATTCCGCGATCGCGACCTACTATAAAACTAATTTTGTTCATAACTTTGTACAGTCACTGTTTTGTCAGCGCTGAAAGGTAAAAGTACATAAAAGGGTTGAAATAAAAAAATTCGGTGGAAAATAGTCCATTGGTTTCCAATGAAGAATTTACAACTGATTGGTTTTCAACGGATTAGCAACAGGTTGGTTTCCAATCAGTTACACCCGAATCAGCCCAGGAGCTCATGGCCAATGTATGATCCATGAGGCTGTGGTAACCTAAGCGCCTAAAATTGGGTTAAAGGGTGAGCGCTGGAGTGAACTATGGGGATCCCTGAATCATGATTGATTTGGCTGCCTCTTCGATTATGAGCTCAGCTTTATCAGACTCGATGCGAAATCCCTCTCGCCTATCGTTCACTCGGTATCCCATGCTTTCTAGTCTGTGGTGCACTTCCTTTTCGAGTAAAGCCGAGTTCAAACACCTGTAGCTGTATACGCAGTACCACGGCGTTATAACTCCTGTGGCTGAGTTTATCTCCTTTGTTCTTTGTGCAACAGAAGTGGTAGTCATGCCTATCTTGCATATACCCGGTACCGATTGGTTGACGAGAACGTAGACGTACTCGGGTTTGGCTATAGCGTGGGAAGGGTCTATCATGCCCTCACCGTAGTAGGTAACTTCTTCCCAACCCGATTCGCCTTCAACATGCGTTAGCGTGAATGCCACCGCGTGTTTTATAGTTCTTGGGTCGTCTTGAGGAAGTTTCCTGTACATTTTTGCTTCTTCTAAAGTTAGTCTTTTTAAGCTCATTTGTCGGAAGGTTTTGTTATTTTATCGTATAGCTGTATAGCTTCTTCTATTTCTTTTGGTGATAGCAAATCTGCAACTTCTTCAAGCTTTTTTGCTGTGTATTCTGAAACTTCACCGAGCTCGTCTATTTCTGCGTTGGCGTTCATTTGCAATTCTACGAAAGCTTCTACTTTGTTCATCGTGCTGTTTCTTTTAATAGTTTCAAGTTAATAGATACCGGTTTCCATCCTTTAGCGCTGTAGTCTTGATACAGCCACTCTTTTCCGTCGAATAGATAAACGTAGCTTACGCCTCTTTTGTTTCCTGCATCGCTATAGTTATACTCCTCTATTGAGTACGTTTTTGCTTCTACGCCCTCTTCACCCCTATCCCTTCCGTAAGCGGTACAACTATTTTCAACGGTCGTATCGAAATCGTGTTTCTCACCGATCTCCTCGCCCAATACACTCAGATCTCCAAGCGCTAACAGCTGATCGATCTTATTTGCATCTGCATAGTTCTCAGTTAACAGTTGACCGTTGTTCTCTAAGTAACCGTCCCAGTGACAGTAGATAGCGGTTACAGTTTTTTTGTCTTCGTTCAGTTTTCCAATCATTGATCTTGTTGCCATGATATTTTGTTTTATTGATTTTCTATTTTGTTTACCAACGCTTTCAGAGCTTCGTACTGTTCCCACGTCAATTGAAACCGCTGTCTTTGACTCGTCTCAATGTCCACGTCGAAACCCGCACCGTTGACCCATTCAGTCACTTCTATGTAATCGTCTTCTTTACCGTAACCGAAGCACCACTGTTTACTGATCGGGCCCTGAAGGCATACAGGCGGATAGAAGCTTTTATATTTTGTCATCGTTTATTTTCCATATTTTAAATATAATATTAAAATTTTATTTTACCAACCAATCTTCAAAGTCTTCAATAATAACTTCATCATCTGCTTCTTGATATAATTCTCTATCACTGAAGGTAAATATGTCTTCTAAATAAGATTTAATATTGTAATGTGAAGCTCCATGCTTTGTGAGGATGTATGTAATGCGTTGTTCTAAGGGGTCTAGTGGCATATATATCATACATTTAATGTTTTATTGATTTTATATTTTGTTATTCTCCAAACTCTTTTCTGATTAGAGCTCTGCCGGCTTCGTACTGCTTATCACTGATGTTACCGAACAGTTTCCACGTATTCAACATATTGATAGCGTCCATCTTTGTAAAAGCGCTTTCGACCATTTGTTTTATTTTTTTCATACTTATTTGTTTAATTTTACTACGAAACCTGTTGTGTCTTTGCGGGCTTTACCTTTTGCCCTTAGGCCTATTACGTGGCCACCTTTTGGATCCAAGAAGCGAGCATCTGTATCGTCGCCGTCGTAAACTGGGAAACCCTTCCACTCTGCTGGTAATGGTTCACCCTTTTTTGTATCGAAAACAACCGCAACGTTTGCACCGATTTTCAAAGCAGCTTCGCACTCTACTTCGTTAGCTTCGTTCTTGCTGAACGTAACGTGGTAGTTCTTGGGCAACTGTTTATCCAACCTGTTCAGCACTTTTGTGTAATCGTAGAACTGAACATCGGGAAATTCTTCCATGATGCCTGTGCGGGTCCATTCGATGTCGGAAGTACCGTTGAGCCTTACGGCAGGTACCATGTTTTTCTTCTCTGCTGTCTTGACAATAGACTTGATGTCCTTTCTGAGAGTGTTCATGAATGCTTCACGATTTTCAAAGAACAGCTTTGTCTTTGCTATTCGAGACTTTTGTACGGTACTGAAGGCGCCGCGGCCGGCAGAATATAAACACGCTTGCGTACAACCCTCTGACCTGCGTGGGCAAACTTCGAAACCCGATATTTTTGCGGGAGCCAAATACAGTATACCTGTGAGGATACCGAGCTTTTCTCCCTTTGTTGTCTTGTAGTTTTGCGTTGTTAACAGTTTCATAACTTTTATTTTCGTTTACAATTTTTTTACCTATTGGTATAATACTTACCAGTATAAAGCGCTTACTTCTCAATAAAGTAAAGGAAGGTGTTTTCTCCGGAGATTTTAGTGTGGAGCTCGTAATTACATGCGACTACCAAACACTTTTTCTCGTATCCCATTTCTGCAAGACCTTTTGCGATCATGAGTGGACCCGCAAAGCGGGATGTTGAAAGTTCTAACGAGTCTCCAAAATCGTAAAACGTTTCAAAGTGAGGAGCGTATTCTTTCCGCAATCTATCTTTCATGTCTTGGCTTGCACCATCGTACAGTTTCTTTAACAGTCTTACATCGATTGATACTGTTTCGCTATTACCGGCTTTTGTTGAATTGTTCGTATTAGTTATTTGAGATTCTGATTTAATGATTGAATTGATTGCTTTGCTTGGAGAACTCACCGTTTGCAAAGAAGTTAATTTAAACGGGTTGGTGCGTTGCGATTCGGGTATATAGATGGACTGCATAGCTTCCTTAGGGCAACCCATCGCTTCTAATACTGCCAAGCTTTCTGCGCTTGATCTATCGCTGTAACCCAATAAGTAATTCATGTGCTTTGAATAGAACCACTCAGGAATGTGGTGCAACACCTTCCATGTGCCGCGCTTGACGTTTTCCAAGGCGCCCAGCCTTTTAAGGTACGTCTGGTACGTTGATGTGCGGTACATTCTTTGCTTGTTAAGTTTTTTCCACCAAGTAGAAGACTCGTGGCAACCGACGTTTTTGTATAGATCGTCGGTAGTGTATGTTTCTCCAATCGATAATGAGTTAATGTAAGCTTTGTAGCGCTGAAATAATGAAATTTGCATAACCTATTGTTTTTGTTTTTAGAATGATTGTTTGTAGATACCCGTCATATTTTCTGCGGTAACTATTGGGCCTTCGAAGTTGTTTTGTCTTCCCCAAACTTCTGCTTTGCCTGAGTGTCCACACTTTGGTATAACTGTCCATATCACATTTCCGGTTTCTAAGTCACATATACGAAAGTCATCGTACAAAGGTCCGTTAACAGGGCAGTTGTTTTTGAAGAATACGTAGACCTTATCAGTATCCGTATTGCGTTCTTTTACCCAACGTTTAACTACCGCGAAAAGTCTTTTTGCTTTTCCTTCAAGCGAAGATTCCCTACAGAACCAATCGTAGAAGTTGAAGCAACGATCTTCTCTGCCGCTTGAGTCTACGTACTTTCCGTTTTCAAATGCTTCGAGCTGTTGTTTTAATGTTGCGTTCATAACGTTTTATTTTATTAGTTGTTTTATTATTAGAGCGATGTTGCCTATAACCCAAAGAGATATGGTTATAACAGCAAAACAGACAGTTGCACAATAGGTTACCTGTTCGATCTTTTGTCTAACGTTTCGATTAATATTGATCATCTCAGTTTAAGTTTTTTGGTTTAAGTTCAGGATTCGCAGATATAACGTCTTTCGCAGATATCGGCATGCCTATGTGAGTTCCGTCCAACAGAATAGCGCTACCCATAGTACCGTCGTAGATGCCCCCGTTCCAGGTGACTTCCACCAAATTGCTTTCGATACCGTCTATGCCGCGTCCCATTGCACGGCCGGATCCGTCGCTTGCTACTTTTACGTAAAGCTTGATCTTTTGCCCGATTGTTAAATTCAATTCACTTACTTTCATAACGTTGTACAGTCGCTGTTTTGTCAGCGGTGAAAGGTAAAAGTACCCCAAACCCTTCAAACAAAAAAATATTTTAAAAAATAGTCCATTGGTTTCCAATGAAGAATTTACAACCGATTGACAACCAACAGATTAGCAATCCTTTGAAAACCAATCAGTTGCGTTGGGAGCGCACCGGGCGCTGTTGGGCACAGCCTTTTTCAAGCTTATGGTTTTACATCGTTTGTTATTTGGCTGCGCCCAACGTGACCCAAACGCTCATGGGATAGCACCAACTCGCGGTATACACTGTACAATGCCCGGCCCCCGGCCGTATACGTCGATATCGATATACGTTTAACGATCGACCGGTCTTAGTCTTTTGGAACGTTAGAGAACACCGTCATCCAGCCTACCAGCAACCGCTGTATCATTTCTTTATCGCGTTTCGATTCCTCGCTGTCGTCCCTGTTAAAGTCGTAGAAATTGGGCGATCCGTAATGGTTCACAATAACGCACGTGTAAAGATTGTCCAGCTCTTCGTCTGTGGGGTTGTTGAAGACCGCCGCCTGCACAAAGTGCTGCATCTTGGCGTTGGGCCTCAGCCCAGCATTCTTGATAGCTTCAAACGGGTTGAGTCCTTTGCCCCATTTGCCGCGCGATGACACGCACACATACACAGCCTTTAAATCGAGGTTCATAACTTCTTTTTCTGCCATGGTATTTGTTTTTGATTTGCGATCGGGGCGGGAATCGAACCCGCGCCCACCGGCTTACCGTACCCGATCCGTAGATTAGCTGTTCTTTTTGAAGTACTCTTGGATGGCCACCGTCACTTCCGTTTTAAGATCTTCGAGATCTACGTCGACGCTCTCGATATCGATGCGACGATCGTAGCTAATGCTAAGCTCGATGCTGTCGTAATCTACCATGCATGTAGGGTCGAAGTGATCTATGAGCGTTTCGACCGCGTCGGTCAGTTCGTCGACGTTTACCGCTATGGGTTCCTCGTCTTTGATGTCGATGTTGTTTAACAGCTTGATAACGTCCTGTTTTGTGAAAATAGACGGATACGCAGACTCTACCGCTGCGATCGCTTGTTGAATGTTTGTGTACATAACTTTGATTTTGTTTAAATTTACTTATTATTTGGTTGTCTGGGTGGTTTTTTAGAGTCGAATGAACTGTCTTTTCAGTGGCTGGTCCTTGGTAACCACTATAAACTTTCTGCCGCTGCCGTCTTCGAGTTCGAGCGATATCACTTCTTTCTTGTACCGGTACTCGATGTACTCTTTCGCTACGGCCAGCAGGCCTTTTACGAGTGTGCTTGATTGTTTGTCCATACTTGAATATACGATTTTGCTTTGTTTAGAAAATTTCCCCTGGCCCGCGGTGGCTTTTTACACTAAGCCTGCGTTTTTTGCCGCCCTGAAAAGCGCTGTAACCTCTGGTTGATAGAACGTTTCCCCGCAGACTACTATCCTATCGTGGTACACTTCGACAACATAGTCGCGGTTGAGAATCACTTTTTCAATTGCCACAAGCTTGTGGCAATCGTACTCTGACTTAGCGTAAGATACCGCCGCTTCGAACTCGCTATCCAAATTGTACACTCTAGCGCATCGGCCGGGGTTGCTGAATGACATCATCGGTGCATCGCAGTAACCCTGCCAGCCTGTGCCTACATATATGCACGTTCTGTCTTTTGTTATTAGCTCTTGGAACGGGTTGAAATTGTGGTTCCACTTGTACCCGATCTTTTCTAATTCCTTTTTGTACGCTTCGTATACCGAAAAGTACTTCGATTTTACTGCGAACGCGATTTCGTTTGATTTTTTGCTCATGCTATTTGTTTTTTAGATTGGAAAATTTTGATTGCTCTGTACCCACCGGCCATTCATTAGTACTTCGATCGTATAATCTCCGTTGTACTGCCTGTTCTCGCGATTCGTTAACCACACCCTAACAGTTCCGTCGTCGATCTTTAACTCGTCACCGTCCCAAGCTTGTTCGATAGTCGGTAGATTTTGAAGCTCCCGCTTTGTGTAACTTCTGATGCTTTCTGCGTTCATGCTATTTGTTTTTGTTTTTTAGAATTTATCCAATTTACTGCTGCGATTTGTGTAGGAAAGCACACTATTCCGGCACCAGTAACAGTATCTACTACTACCCATGTGTAATTTCTATATTCTATGCGATACATAACTTATGTTTTTGTATATATGAAAGTGCCGGTTTTGAAAATTCCCTTGTTGGTATATTTGGCTTAAAGCAAGGGCCCCAGCGCTAAGGGCCCCTGTCTACAACAATTATCGCTTTGGCGGGGCGCTAACAAGCCGCTAGACTCCTTTAGCACCGCGCTAGCGACCGACTTAAGCAGCGAACTCTTCCGCCAACTGCCAAAGCCCCTTGTTCAGCACCATGTCCTGTACGGGGTTGGTGATGCCGCGGGCGGTGCGGTTGTTCATTTGGAAGCCGCCCTTGATCAGGTTCTCCTGTACAACGTTGAACGTCTTCCAGAGGGTGTTGCCGTTGTCCTCCTTGCGTTTTGGTTCGAGGATGGAGTGCAGCTCGTAATCTTCGGGCACCCTCTCCTCTCCCGCTCTTATCTTCAGGGCCTCGAGGGCAAAGCGGTGCCTCTGTTTGGGCGTCATCTCTAGGGAGTTCCAGTCGTTGATCTTCTCTACCACCTTGGGGAGGGTGTCTATCTTGGATGCTATGAGGTCCTTCACCTGTTGGAAGGTGTACTTGGTGTGTCTCTCTTTGAAGCTTCCCATGTCCATAGACTTCACCATCAGGCCGTTGCTGCACACCAGTCTGAAGAGTCCCATTTCGAATTGTATCGGCCTCGATCCGTCGTGGCTGTTGAGTAGTACGATGGTTGGCCTTGCTTCTATGCCTCCTTGGTTGTCCTTAACGAATATCTCGGGGTGCTGGAAGGATACGATGTGTGTACCGTAGTTGTTCCTTAGTGCGATCTTTGTCTTAGACTGTTTGGCGTCTGTTAATACGTAACCCAGATCCTTCATGTAGTCAACGATCTCGGTTGTCGGTGTGAAGTGGTACAGCTTCGTGTTGATGTAATCTGCGGGCTTGGTCGCAAAGATGGCTGGTGCTTTATCCTTTGCTACTTCCATTGAGATGCCTTCTAAGTTCTGTCTTGTCCAATTGTTGTTTGTGTTCATAACTTTTATTGTTTTTGTTTATGTGAGTGATTAGTGTCTGTGTTAGATGAGCTCGATCTGGCCCGAAACAAGGTCTCTCATGTCCGAAGACATTCTCTCAAGCGCGTTACGCAGATCGGCTATTTTGTACATAGCTTCCGCAGTTACAGCACCTGTGTGGCCGCCGATGTGCCACTCTATGCGCTCGTTTGGACCGAACTGTCTGTACTCCTTCCAATCGTACACTGTAAATACGTGGCCGGATTCTGTCTCCATGTGCCATTCGTAGGTTGTTTTGTCTCCGTTCCTGTCGGTTGGTTGTCCAAGTATCGCGTACATGTCTAGCAGCGTCGCTCTTACCGTATCGCCGTGATAGCTTGTGCCGCTCACCGATTGTTTTGTTTTTTTCATAACTTTTATTGTTTTAGTGGTCAGGACAGGAATCGAACCTGTAATGGTTTATCAGTTCTTTCTTTTTGGCGGGCGGCATAGATTCCACTCTATGTCTCCACTACTATTGATATAGCGTCTACCAATTCCGCCACCTGACTGTTTGTTTGTTTTGGGTGTTTTCCAGGCCAGCAACGGCGTACAGATTAGTAACCGATGATGCGCTTAACCAATTCCTCAGAAAGGCCGTAAGCAAGAAGTTCGTTAACGCAATCAGCCGCAAACTCGGGCGCAACCTTACCGTACGACATCGGGTACTCGTTAATGATAGCGTTCACATCGCTAACCTCGCGCTTGAAGATGGCCAAAAACTCCTGCGCCTCGCGCATCATTTTCTTGTTGCGTACAGGGATGCGGTGCTTACGGCCCAACAGGTCGGTGAATTCAACAACCGTCATAGGCTTAACGTGATCGCTTACCTTCGATGCGGCGAATCGCTTGTATACGATGGGATCGGAATTGTGCTTGCGAACTAAGTTGCGTGTCTCTAACTGTCTTAACTGGGCCTGGGTTGATACGAAATGCGACATATTTAAGTGATTTGTTACTGGGTAAATATACCACATTCCTGCGAGCTGGAGAAATAATTTCGTAACTATTTTTAAAATTCTTTGTTGGGAACCAATCAGTTGCACCAACGCCTTGGGTACCAAAGAGTTGCACCCCATTGGAAACCAATCAGTTACCCAGGAAGGCCAGGGCACACCAGAGGGCGGCCAGTCCGGCGTTCACCCATATCGAGAATTTAACGTAAGCGACCGTGTCCATGTCCCTTTCTGTGTTGCAAGTGTAGCTGCTCAAGAACTTGATGCCTCCCGCAACCACCAAAACGTTGAGAGTAAAAAATAGAACGTATAAGAAGTGTATCGATACCATAAGGGTAAATGTACTGAATTCCCCCTAAACTGTAAAGAATATCTATCGAGTAACCACATTACACCACTCGTGCCCGATTCCAGGAGTCCCCTTCACCGAGCAAGTAAATTTTATTCCCATGTCCACCGACGGGTTCGATTACTTGGACCGAGAGTGCTTTTGTGCCCCAACGCTCGTTGCCACCCTGCTTGCCTTTGGTCTACTACCGATGGTATACCTAAAACCTCTATTGTTCCTGAGCTCTGTGAGACTTGTGCCGTTATTGTTTCACTGCCGTACGGTCAACGGTGACTGCTTAGTTTCGCTACACTGGTGCGTGTATTCTAACAATAAATATGCACACTTGCGATAAAATAATTATCGTTGGTTCGTACAGCGGTGTTTGCGGTAGCTATTTTTATATGCGTCCTGTGCTGCACCCGTGCTCATGGTTCTTCTCTTTTTTTGCCTTAGCAACATATCGGACAATTTTTTTGGCGATGATGGTGAAGACGGGAGTATTTCCCCCTACGTGTCTATCCCCCAGCTTCCGTGTTTCTTTGGTGATTTCGGTTTTTCCGGCCGTTGCCTTGGGTACCCCTCGGTTTTTGCGCCGGTTAGTCAAGGTTCACCACGCACTTGATGCCGTCCTCGGACTCGAACACCCACTGCGTGAACTCTTGGGTCCAGCCCTCTTCCTCGTGGTTGTCGTAGTACTTGACCGTTTGTTCCTTTAGGGAAGTGAACCTTCTCTCGTTGCCGGTTTCGTGGTTCTTTACGTAGAACTGTCCCCTACCGCTTGGGAACGGGTCTTGGTGCGTGCTTCCGTCGGGCAGCTGTGCCTCTAGGTTGAAAGCTTCAGCGTACAGGGTGTTTGTCTCTTTGTTGTATTTGAACTGTCTTATGTCGTAGGTGTATTTCATTTTTATTGCTTTGGGTTTTTGATTGCCATATAGCTGTTTCCAGGGGGTGGAGACATGAATTTTATTCCCTTCTCGAACATTATTTTCATTTGATCCTTCTCCATTTGTTTGGCTTCTTCGATTAGTGATGGCATTAAAAGTTTACCATCTAATAACTCATCTACTAACCATTCAACAGCAGTTTGTCTTTTACTCATAGCTTTTCAATTTCTTGTTTTACTTGTCCCCAATACAAAGAACTTGCGCCCCAATCCATCGGGTGATTAACAATTCTACTTTGTATTTCCTGCACACAAATCAAAGCACATTGTTTGGCTGCCTTATATTGATAATATAAATGTTCTTTACCTTTTTCTGCTTCTTTTGAAGCTAGTAGTGGCTGATACATTTTAATAACCAACTCTTCTGCTTTCTCTTTTGGTGTCATAATTATTTCTTTTTAAATTGTTCAAATAATTCTTTTGTTGTATAGCATTTCATATTTAAGCCAATCCAATTATCTTTAGATGCAGTTTGGAAGTCCTTGATTCTAATCCACTCAGCAAACTCAATTGCCTCACTATACATTCTTTCAGCTTGCTCCTTCTCCATTTGTTTGGCTTGTTCTTCAAGATCATCAAGTATTCCTTGTGTAACTCTTATATCACCCATTCCTAGATGTGTGCTTGGGTTATGTGCAAGTTGACGTAGTTGGTCTATTAGCCATTCTGCTGCTGTTTGTTTATTTTCCATATAAATCGTTATGATTAGATTTTTCTTTTTAATCCCCACATTTCTGAGAACTCTGTGTCAGTTTTACATTTGTTGATGAATTCTTCTTTGGTCATTCCATTATAATGACCTATAGGAGATATGTGTGTTTCACCACTATTAGTTTTAATAATCTTGGTTTGAGTATAATTCTCATACGCCACATCAATAATCTGATTGTATCTTTCTTTATTCATAACTTTCTATTGTTTTGGTTTCAGATAATTTTCAATAATATTTACCATTTCCTCAAATGATACATTCTCTTCGTCAGCTTTTTTCTGTATGAATTCTTCGGAAAGGTGGATATAATCGGCTTTAGGGGTTACTACCAATTCCTGAGCCGCACTTAATAATTTAGTTAATAATTCTTTATTCATAACTTTTCAATTTCTTGTTTTACTTCTTGCCAATAATAAAATTCGTTTGCAGTATCCATTGGCCAATGCCAACTGGCATTATATCGTGATACGACATTTAATATCTCATCTGCTGCTATTAAAGCACATTGTTTGGCTTCTTGACTTGCTGAATTAAATGGAGGATAAAGATCAACTTTATAAGTTCTTAAAAACTTATTGCATAACTCTTTTGCTTTTTCTTTTGGTGTCATATTTTCTTTTTTAATTGTTCTCTGTACCATTTGGCTCCTTCCTCAAATGCTATTGAATATACCCCATTAATTCTATTTGATTCTTTCTCTATCTCCTCATCTGATATTTCTGTTTGGGAAGATGTGGCTTCTATTATAGGTACTTTTTCATAATACTTAGCAATTTCTTCTACTAATTCAGGGAAAGGCAATCTGTCTAAATTAGTTTTAAATTCATCACTTCCCTTACTTCCATAAGTTTCATTGTAGTATTTTTCTTTATATGTATCTCCCCAGCCATCAAATCCATCTGATACTCCTTCTTTAAAGGCATCAAATATTTGCTGCTTCTCCATTTGTTTGGCTTGTTCAACTTGTACAGATACTACATTTATTACTTTATCTCCATAAGCACCTTGAAATGCTTTTATTAAAAATTCTACTGCTGTTTGTTGTGCCATAGTTATTTAATTTTTAAATTGTTCTCTATACAATTTCAATTAACTTATTAAGACAAGCAAGTTCTGCTTCTTCATAGGTGTCAAATGAATCATTGGTTTGTGTTACACCTTCTTTGTAAGTTTCATAACCAAATCCTTCATCAAACTTAAATACAAAAGAATATAGTTCATATTTCTCTCTAAACCATCTAAATGCTTGTGAGAATGTTGGTGCAATGACAGCATCTCTGAGTAAGTCTGATTGTATTACTTTGCCATATTCCAATCCATGCTTCTCACTAACATACCAAGCAAAACAAGGTTCATCAAACCCAAGTTCTTTAAGTGCTAATGCTTGTTCGTAAGGGATAAATTCTTTATTCATGTTATTTCTTTTTAAATTGTTCAAACCATTGATTAAACTCTTCTTGGAATGTTTCTTCAATATTAGGATTATTACCTTGAGCATATTCTCCATTCCAACCCTCACCAGTTATTTCAATAGCGGAAAAATATGCTTTCTTTAAATCTTCCTCACTATACATTCTTTCTTGTTGCCATTTAGCACCTTCAATAAAACTCTCTCTGCAATCTTCATTTACATCTTCTTCACTAATAACATTAGTTACTCTATCATCATACTTATCAAGTATAGGTTTTATACATACTGGATGTAATCTTTCAGCAACTTCTTCAAGTGTTTCTTGTTTAGGTTCTTCTTGTTGCATTTCAAATTGTTTATCAGGAATAGAAACCCAATATCCTTCATTGTCAGTTTCAGTAAGTCTAATCCACCCATATCCAACTTCAACTTCCTCACAACTTGGATTCTTTACAAACCATTCTAAAAACTCATCATCAATAGCTTGTACACCATCTTTGATTAAGTCTTGGTCTGTTGTTAGGGTGATTTTTTTACAGTTTTCATTCCAAACCTTAATATGGTTATTTATATTTTTAGCCTTTCTATTTGACCTTAAATCTAAAATCCAACTACCATCTCCTTCTTTAATTTCTTCATCAGAAGTGATGTAGATGTGTTGAGGTTTTGAGTTAGAAGAACTTATTATTTCTGCTCCAAAGTTAAGTTTACCACTATTTAGTATTGATAACCTACTTGGTTTGTATGTAGGCAATAAATGTAGATTTTTCATATTATTTCTTTTTTAGTTTTTATTCCATCAGGTTGTTCCCAATATCTACAACAAAAATGCTCACCTAGTTCATCTATAAGATGTTGAGGATACCCTTGTTCTATAAGCCAAGGAATAACATCATTTTTTCTATCTTCAGGTATTGGTTTTGGGAAACCAAATTGCCAACCGCTTGGTGGATCGATCATTGTTAATTTCTTTTCCATAATTTCAAGCTTGGTTATTAATAACTTTTGTTTTGTTACTGTTGGACTCTCTTTAAGGTAAACGTATGGGGTAGGTTGCTTTGAACTGTTACTACTAAATACGTTATTTGGTTCTGTTGCCTCCTCGGTAAAGTCACAGTTGCAGATCTTGTTGCCCTTATTTGGGTTGTTAACAGTTTTCTTCCGAGTTGATCGTGCTCTTCTACTGAGACTGAGTAGTTCTTGCTGTCTCCCATGGTTACCAACACAGCTCCCACTGATGCGAGTTTAACTGTCATTCCCTGTCTCTCTCTCACATATTCGGGGTCTCTTTCGTACAAAGATAAAGCGCTTGCGAATGGCACTACCATCTCTATCCACCCCAGGTTGGGATCTTGAACGCAGTCCTCAGTAACCTTTGCTCTGAACTTTGTTTGGGTAAAAGCGCTTGGCTTTGGCACTTTAAACTCTATAGAGTCTTGGGCGGGGATGGTGGTGTCCCTAGCTTGCTCGGTGTCCACTCTCGTGGTTATGCCTATCACACAGTTTCTCTTGTTTTTTATTACGAATACGTGGTTGCCTTGCTGGTAACCTGCGTATCTCATTCTAATAACTGTGTTCTCTGGTGATTGTCCTCCTCCACTGTTTGTTGTTTGCGCGTTGGACGTTGTTAATGCTAATAAAGCTATCAACGATAAAATTGTTGTTTTCATTTTTATTTTGGGTTTTTTGATTACTATTGTTTATGCTCCTAATAAGTAAGATACCAACGCTGCAGTTGCAACGTATACTAATATCGCCGCAATGACGATGATGGCGTTTTTTGTTTCTTTTTTCATATAACTTTTATTTGTTTTTATTGTGATCTATTGCTCCATATAGGATCTCTCCAGTTTCAGATACGCTTGCCTCCATAAAGCCCATATCTACGAGGTTGTCAAGAACCTCTGAAGCGTATTCCAAACATGATTCATCGTACACATCGTCGTACTGCTGCTCTGTGATTTCGTAACTGTCTAGCTCTCCCCTTAAATACTTGCGGTAGTTATCGTTGCACGTACGAACCAAGTGTTCTTTGAACAATTCAAACTGGCGCTCTTCCATTCGGTACTCTGGGTTTGAAGACTCTTCTAGTTCTGTGATGCTTTGTATCAGCGAATCTATGTACTCTATTCTATTGTCCATTTTTTGATTTTATTTGAGTTATGTGTTTACAGTCTCTCCCTCTTCCAAAACCGTGAGATGGACACGTACAAGTCCAATTTGCTCCAGAAACTTCTACAGTGTAATTGTTTCCTTTGCTACCGACTACGAGCCACTTCTTCTTTTCGTGATTGATTTTTTTTCTAGGATATTCGATCTTTGTACTTACTCTTCTTTCCCACATTTTCTCCAATTCCATCCACGAGTACTTCCTTCTAACCTGGTGCCAAACTCCATCGGCTATTATGTACCAGCTTTTTGAGTAATCGCCGTATACACACACAGGGGGATACAAACTCTTGAGAGTTAATTCGCTTGAAGCATTCATATAACCTTTATTTAATTTGTTTTAGTGAATCGAATCTTCTATCAAAGATTGAAGTTGTTGTTTTGACATTGCGCCCTTGTGCACACGAACAACAGTGTCACCTTTTAAAAACACCATAGTCGGAACGCTGACAATCGAATAACCAAAAACTTCTCTCTCGTTAGTCTCGATGTCTATCTTTACGAGATTGACTTTATTTGCGTATTGTTGCGTAACTTGATCTACTATTGGCCCAAAAGCTCGACAAGGAGCACACCAGGTAGCAGTGAAGTATTTAATCGTAAGCATCTTTATTTTGTATTTTTATCTTTTGTTAATTCGTTTTGTTTTTTGTCACTTCGAAAGTGGTGTAATGAGCTTGATACCTTCTTGAGCTGATCCACTAGGAAGGATATTTTATACATGTATTCTTCTAAGTTGAATTGCAAATATAGGATATAAACTGCTTGAGCAATAACTATGACTATTAAACACAGAATCATGTAGTATGACATAACTAACTATTTAAGTAAATATACTATATTTGTTTTAGACTATAAAATTATCGGTTCTAGTGTGTATGCACCAAACAATTAGTTGTCTACAGCTATCACTTCCGCTATTTGTGACTCAGACACAGATTTTACTTCGTAGTCATTCATACTTCCGAGCCACTTAACAACTCTCGCTTCGGCTTCGGTGCAACTCATAGCATCGACTAGGTATTGTACATTCACTTTTTTGATTTTACCTCTTTCGTCTTCTTGACGGAATTGGACCTTTACTTGGAAATACTTTTTCATTTTTTTATTTTTGGTTATCGTAAACTTTAAATTTGCAAAGCTTGTTACATTTGTTTATCCACGAGTTTATGTTGTTCTTCCACTCTGTGTATTCTAACTTCTTTCTTTTGTCTGGCTTATTGTTAAACATCAATTCTATGAGCTCAAACAAATCCAAAGCTTTGTTTTCGTTGAAATTCTCAATCTTATCAATCATACACTTGTTTTATCAGTATTTTTTTGCTATTTTTAAGATAGTCTCGGCGCGGACTCCATCCGTGTAGTAAGCTTTCTCTAGAGTTTTAATAGCGTTTTGATACTCTACAGCAGATACGGATAAACTATCCCAATCTTCCACTTCCGCTTGTAACAATCTTAGCATTTCTATCTTTTCGTGTTCTTCCAGATCCTGCAGTATTTCGTAAATTTTTGTAAATTTCATAAACTTTTTAATTTTATTTGTTGTTTAATTTTTCCAATATATTTGAACCAGCATTATCACCAATGACAGAATCAAACACACCACTGTTTTCATTGTAAGTGCTTCCTTAAATAAGATGGCAGACATGAAGTAAAATACGATCGCTCCTATAGAGTATCCAAGAAGTCTAGACGGCCACATCTCTCCGTTAAAAGCAACAATAAAGTGATGAACGCTTTTGTAAAAAAAGAAAGCTGTAGGCATTCCTGATGCAATTACTATCCACTCGTTGTCCTTTAGAAAATTGTACTTGTAAGATCCTTGTAAAGCTAAGAAACTAATTACTTGGCCTATGAAACCATAAAAAGTACCTAAAAATAAATGCATAACTTGTTAATTTATTATTAATTTTCAGCAACATGCAGAGTCAAACCCTTTGACATGTTTCCACCTACTTCATCCAAATCGTTTGTTTTTACGTTTGCCTTTTCTAAAAGTTCAGAGATGCACTTCTTTATCTCTTTCAAGCTGTGAATGTACTCCTTAAGTTGCTTTTTTTCTTCAGAAGTTAGGTTGTCTAATTTCATGTTTTTTAATAAATATTAGAGAGTGATACGATGTGCTGTGCTTGCTCTTTGTTTCTTATTACGTTTATCTCGTAATCTGACTTACCTGACGCGGATATAACTCCTGTGTACCTTGAAGTTGACGAGTGATCTACGCAAGTGTCGTTGTAACCTAATTGAACTCTTTTTGGATGAATTTCCTTGTTGCAGATTTTGCAATACATTTTTTTCATAACTTTGATTTTTGGTTTGTTTTTATTTTACTATGTACTCTAAAATGATTCTTGATAACTCTTGAATTGCTTTTGTGTTGTCTTGAACTAGGGTTGCCATGCGATCCCTCTCTTCTCCCATTATTTCTATGATCTCACTTTGTAGTCTATCTACCTTTTTTTCTAACTCTAAGTTTTTTCTTTCGAGTCTTTGCCATTGCGACCATGCAAAATACCCTAGTAGCAGTGCTACTATTCCTAATATCCCGTACTGTAGTGCTTCTGTTGTGAAGGGCATGTTACTATTCATCTTAATTTAACGTGCTGTATTTTTTATATAAAATAGATTCCCAATTCTTTGTTAGCGTGTTTAAAGTACGAACGTCTAGTTTTACATTAGCATTTTCTACTAAATATATAACTGATTCAACCCATGCCTTTCTACTATCTACATGCAAATACTTGTGGACCCCAGCGGGTATTTTTTTGTTTGCTACCTTGTCTAATACGTCAATTAACATACTGAATATAAATATTATGAATTGTTTAAAAGAAGAATGTCTTATGGTATTTTTTTAATTCTTTTACACAAATTTTATAATGTGTATTTGCTATCTTTTGAGCTTGCTTTTCAAGCGGGTGTTGATCGTAACTGTATACCTTGGCCATTTTCTGATATTGGCTATCGGATTGCATGTAGTGCTGATACTCCTCAATGATTGTCTTGCACAATTCGTCTACGTTTAAATGATCCTCACTATTTATGAATATTTCACAAAATTCTGGCTCGTAATATCCAAGCAGACCGATGTTTTCGTAATCAGTAAACTTTATGAACCTAATAGTTGGATAATGCTTACTATACTTCGATTTTCCATATCGTTCAATGCACCAATCCAAAACCCGCTTCGCATGACCCCTGTGTAATCTAGATTGGTTTATATTTTGCATTTGTCAAAAGTTAATTTTATGTGTGAATCCAATTCGTTGTAATTCATATCAAATTTGTTCGACATTTTTTTGATTAGCTCATTGTTTTTGTAAAACGGGTTTTTCGTGTTGCACCAACGCCTTGTAAAATTCATGTAGTTGTAGAAAAGAACGTACGCATTTGCTTTCTTAGTATAAAAATCTATGTCTATGTGTTTTTGCAACCCAAATTTCTTTATTAGTTCTACTGTTCTTTTTTCGTTGTCTAGTTCAAGGTCTCTACAAACACCAAGATGGAACTTCATTCTATACTTTGTTTTGCCGTTTAACCATTCGTCCAATTTTTCAAGTGATTTGAATTTTTGCTCGTTCATCCACTCTACACAGTTATCACGATCAAGCCACTGTGTCATATGAGCGTACTCGTGCACTAACAAATCTAACCAATCCTCTCTATTTGTAGAGCACGCTAGTTCTTTATTCACATCGTCAAAATAACCACCGCAGGTCACTTTTGGAGATAATCTAAAATACTTAACGTTTCTTAGTGTTAACTTCACATCGTGTTTTTCGCATTCCTTTTTTACGTGATCTAAAAAAGCTGATACGTTTTTGTCCATTTTTTTATTCATGCAATTATTCTTTTATTTTTTTAATTATTTGGGTGAAAGAAAATAACGCTATTCCAAAAGGCGCTAATATTAAACATAGTATACCGTATATAAAGTAAGCTATTAATAAACCCAAAACAAATCCACAAAAGAACCATAAATAGTTCAAAAAAACGTCTACGCTACTAATGCTATGTACGAAAAGGCTGATAAACCAGAAAAAGGGCCAACCGAACAAAAGCAAAAGAAACAAATAAAATACTATAGTCACAGATTTTTTCATAAACTTTTTTATCGGTCCATCATCTAAAATTAGGTTTATGAAAAGTATTATTGGCGCCGCAAGGAAATAGCATAAAGTAAAGGTTGCTGTGTAATTGAGCAATATGCTCATTAATTCATTTTGTTCTTTGTTCATAACTTTTATAGTTTTATTAGTTAACACCGTTTTCTAAAGCAAAAGACCTCTGTTCGCTGTCGTCTTCGCTAACCATTGTACCGTAATCGATCTCACTGTTTGAAAGTTGGTAGTTGAATCGTATGCCTGCTTGACCGTTTCTGTTTTTAGAGAACATTATGTACGTAGCCCCACCGTCTCTTTCAGACTCGCGTTTCATTTCCATGTGCGCATCTGTGATGTGTTTAAGCTTGTTGCTACCCACAAACACACCGTTTTTGGTTACCTGTTGTACAAGCATGAAAGTGGTATATACTTTTCTCTTGTTGTTTGCCTCGTTATTCTTTACGCAAAGATCGATCAACCACTTTTCTGCGGTAACTTGAGACATACCGTTGTCCTCTTTTACTGATTCTAGCACTTCAACTATTGAATCAACAAGCACGTAATCGTAACCCTCGTCCATCAGCTTCTCCATTACTTCTTTGAAATTATGGTTCATGTAATCTGACGAAAAAACAGTTGTCACTTCGCCAAACACTGGGAACCTACGCATGTACTTGAACATTTGTATTTTCGACATTTCTGCGCAGACAAACAAGCACTTCAAATGCGGATTCTTCTTTTGTAAATTTGCCAATGTGTGAAGCAACAGTGTAGTCTTACCCACACCCGGGTCACCTGTACACATTATGTTTGTGCCTACAGGTATACCGCCCTCGTGCGAATATATAGTATCGACAATAAGTCCAGTAGAATTACATTTCAACATGCTATCACTAACATTCAGATCGCTGAGTCGTACTACTTTGTCCAACGATATTTCTTCTGTTTTAGTGACTGTTACGTTTTTCTTTATCGCGTAACTCTTTTTGCCCTTATTTGCTAAATAATCTTCAACGCTTATTCCATACTCTCTGGCTTTCAATTTAGCGTAATACATTTGTCCGTAGGATAGTTTACTTTTTTGCATAACTTTGAATTTGATTTGTTACAAGAAAGGTAAATATACGAAACTATCCCCAAATAAAAAAATAATTTAGCACTTTTTTTTAAAATTCTTGATTGAAAACCAATCAGTTATCCCAAAGCTTTGGAAACCAATAGTTTATATGCATTGGAAACCAACGAGTTGCAAAGGCTTGATTTTCAATCAGTTACAAAGCTTTGATTTCCAATCAGTTGCGTTTGAGTGATTTGGGAGCTCATGGCCAGCTTTCTTTTGGAGACTAATTACTGTTTAAAGTTGAAGTTATGATGCGGTGGTGTGACACTGGGTATATCCCTATAAGTAATCTATCAGATCATTTACGTCGTCCTGTCTTTCGCTTACTTGGATTGTGTCTGCTTTCTCAACTGAATCTTTATTTAGGTGATCCAATTCTATGCCCAGTTTTTTTATGTAGTCTAAATAAAAATCGTCTAATTGGTAAAACTCTGACTTTTCCTTTTTTCCCTGTTTCGCGTTTATCATGTAAGATTCCACCGTTCTGGTTACCGATTCATCGAAAAAGTCCAACGCGTAAACAAAAGCACAATTGTAACACACGAATTCTATGTTTTGCATCTTCCAATTGGTTTTATCACCGTTCTTAAAATTCAGAAGCAAAGGAACTTTGTGGTCTTCGATCCTTTGTTGGTTGTAATTGCACCTATAACACCTGCACTCGAGTTTGTTGTAATCTATGAGACTCTGTTTGAGTTTTAAAAGCCTTTCGGGTGTGGCCTTCTGATTCTCTCTGAGTATGTTATCCCAATTCATTCTGGGTTTACCGCCTATCCAAGTTCTACCTACTACGCCTTTCATTGCTTCGTTCATGTGTAGCTCGAAAAGGGTTTTTCCTGTGTCCCAATCCCTATACATTTTAGCGTACTTCTTGTAGGTTGGATACGATACGTCTAAATACTGTGAGGCCTTTTTATTGCTGGTTGTTTTCGACATGGCTTCTCGTATCTGGTCCTCTGTCAACTGCAATCCCAGATGTACCCATTCTTTTCTTTGTGGATTGTTGTCGTTCATCTTACTCAATGTTTGAATTGATCCTTCTCATCATATTGTATAGATCGTAAGGATTTTCTAAAAACACCTCTTCGCCAGTGGCTTCTATTATTATTGGATTGATAGATCCATCTGCGTGGTTTATTCTTTCAAACCTATAAAAACTTATTAAATTGTAACACTCTTTACCGTAAGATATGTACAACAAAGTATCTATAATGTCCATGTATTTTTCATCGTACTTAGAAAGATCTATATCAAAATCAAATTGGGCTATCATGGATCTTGCCTCAATGTCTTCTAGCATATTCATAACACTAACAAAAAAATCCAACTTCTTCTCTGATTCGGTTTTAACTCGTCTTTTTACAGTTGATGATACTTTTAGGAGCTCGTTAACTGCCGATTGAACTTCTTTATAGTTTTCAGGCATTCTCTTGATGTTTTGTTTTTTTAGAATTTATTTGCTCTATCAACTTTTTTATGTCTACGCACTTTTCGTAATCCTCCTGATCCTCCGACGAGTAGTGATCTAAACACACTTCAAGAGCAGTCTGCCAGTCCCTTTTGTGTATCTCTACGTAATGATTAGTATTGTTTATTTCAAAAATAGTTGCGTAAGTCAGTTTGTTTTTTATGGCGTCTGCAATCGCTTCCGGGGTTTCTTTCATCAGAAGCGCGTTAAACTGTTCTGAATTTTGCAGATCGAGAGACGTTACTTGCTGTAGATTATCGATTATAGCCCTTAACCTTCTTTTTTTTGCCATAACTCTATTTTTATTTTTTTATTTAACGCCTTTAAAAGTACTCATAATTAAATTAGAGATAGCGCTCAAAGGAATTATATAACTAATAACATTTTTATAAGGATTTCTTTCGTTGTAATCTATAGCTAGCCCAGCATCGCCGAACTTCTTTTGAAGTACTACGCTTAATTTATTAGCAAGATCCTGCTTGTCTCTCTCGTCTGCAAAATCTTCTTTGCTTACGAATTGCATGTTGATTCCTAATTTTGTTGGAGCGTCTGATATATCGAACTGCAGAATTAAATTCTTCCCTGCTATGGTTATTGGGTATTGTGGTTTTGCTGGCATTTCTATTGTTTTATATAAATATTTAGTTTATTCGATAGTTAATAAGCTCATATCAAATTCTGGATTTTTCACACACAAATCGTTTTGAACAAGCACTTTGTTTTTAATCGATAATACAGCGGATCCGAACTCATAATCTCCTAATTCCTCTACTTCATCTATTAGTTTGTGTAAATGCTGTATGTTTTGATAGATATAATCTAAATTTTCTGTTGAATGTAAGTATAAACACGCATTGTATTTGTTGTGGCTGTCAGTTAATTTGTATATTTGGTTGTAGTCAGTTTTGTTGTAGAACTTCTTAGATGCTTGCCAATCTTCATTTGAGAATCCGTAAAGATTGTTTGCGTACTCATGCTCTAAATCTATTTGCTGCGTATTTTTTGCTTTTTCCAAAAGGTTAGGATTCATTAAATACACCTTACTAAAATAGGGTTCTAAATTTACAGCTAAACTAAGTAGTGAATCGTCTTCAGAGTGAATAAATAAGTCTATATCGTACTTAAATAATATAGACTCTCCGTGATTAAAAGATCCCCACTTCCTAACAAATCTTCTTAATTCAACCATGTCTGCTTTGTTTTGCATTAAAACCCTGTTCTGAGCTTCTTTGTTTTCCGAATCGAACCAGTTTTTGCCTCTAGAAGATACGCACGTGAAATGATATACATTAGCAGAAAATGTTTGTTTTAATTTTATTCCCAATTGCATGCACCTTTGCACTAAATCTGAATCGCACCTCGATCTTCTGAATACGGTGTCATATCCACCCATTTTATTCCACGTGTCTTTATGAAACGTATAGGGGGCAAAAAAATAGTCTAAGCTTTTGTTCGACTTTACTTTTTCTGAGTATTCTAAAAAGGCACGCATGTTGAACTCTTCTGGATTCAAACCAAAATTAGCAGTAAAAGTTTTGTCTGATTGTTCGTGAAGAGGGGGTTCTACTCTTGTAGAACTCATTATAGTATTTTCTTCTAAACTACTTAGCACGTTTGTGTCGTAGTGTTTTGATACTACCATATCGCTTTGGAGATAACTGACTATATCATGCTTAGCTAGTTCTGCGATAAGATTGCAATTTCTTTCTGGTCCTACTACTGGTTTAACTTTGTGAGTAACGATCTTTAAATCATGAAAGTCTTTTTTAATGGATTTTAAATAATCCAAAGTGCCATCGTTGTCAGAGTCTATAAACACAAGTATCTCGTGCTCTTTGTTATCTAAGTTTTCTTTAAGGGATCTCAATAATAGTTTAGTGTATTCTAAAGTGCCGGGCCCGGTGTTTGTAGCGAAAGTTATTTTTGAATTCATCTTATAAATTATCTTTATGTAAAAATATCTTATCAACTCTTATACTAGAAACCTCAACATATCCCAAGTCTTTCATAAGACTTAATACGCTTTCTGTATTAGTGTCATACCTATTTAACCACTTTTCACAAAATTCTAAACATATAGTTGGTTTATACTTTTTAATAGTTTCTAAGGTACCCAACAAAGCCTCTAATTCGTATCCCTCAACATCATACTGTATAAGATCACAAGCTGGCAAATTCAAATCGTCTACTCTAATGGTTGGGGTATAACCCTCTCCAGAAATATGCACGCCTCCTATATCGACTGGCTTGTCTTCTCTAATCAGCTGCTGTGTCTGTACGGTTTTTTTATTGTTTCCTACGCAAGCTTGCATTTTTATGACATTTGGAGAAGTTACGTTTTGACTCAAACAATAGAAGTTAACAGGATCTGGTTCGAATGTGTATACTGCTTTAAAGTGAGGTACGAATTGGCTTAATATGAATCCACAGTTACCACCCGCTTGTACCATGACACCTTTGTTTTTAACATAAGGCAAAACATAATCTACTAAATTTACGCTATCGTTTTGACCGGGCCAACTAGTTACATCGTTCTTTGGCCATACCCATTTATTATCCTTTATTACTACAAGATCTTTCATAATTTATAGTTTTTTTTATTCCTTCTATTAAATTTACATTATTTTCTACATTTAACACGCTTTTTAGTTTATGGTTATTTCCGCACACGTAATCAAATGCAGAATCTCTATTTTTAGTTTTGTCAAAAATTACAGCACTCTTACTGTTAGTTAGTTTTTTTATCAATACGACTATATCTCTGAGCTTATATTGATTGCCTGAACATAAGTGGTACACTCCCAAACATCTTGTTGTTATTAGTTGGTAAACATACTCTGAGAAATCGTCTATGTACAAGTAATCAACGATAGACTTACATTCATCTAATACTACGTCTTCGTGTTTTATAAACTTACTAATCAGTCTCGGTATTAGTCTGGTCTTAACATCATTCGGTCCGTATATGTAACAGGGTTTTATCCAAGTCCAATCTATTCCATATGAATCACAGAGCATTTTACTATAATTCTTAAAAGTTAACTTTGAAAGTCCATATAAATTGGTTGGATTTTCTGAATCTTGTTCGCTTATTTGATATCGCATTTTTCCATTTTCAGCAAAGCTTCCAAAACCCACAAACATTGGCTTGTTTTCTAATTCGTTTATAATTTCTATTAGTTTTATGCTTGATGGTACATTACGATGGAACTGATTCATATCGTTAATGTCAGCGTGGCTATTTCCCCCGAACCAACCGCAATGAACTACTACGTGTGGTTGAAAAGTGCTTATGGCATCTTTGTGTAAAATAAGATCATCATTGTCTGATTGTATATACTTTATCTTGTGTAATATATCTGATATGTTATTTGAGTTTTTAGAAAACACAAGTACGTTATGATTACTGTTTAAAAATTTTCTGACAATGCTAGATCCCAAAAAACCGTTCCCCCCAGTTATAATGATATTCATAGAGTAGATAAAACTTCTATTGTTTTTATTTTGGTTTCCTCATCGCTGAATTGTAAAGCTTTGTCATCTATATAATAGTCCGCCATAATTTTGGGACTAGGCCCCGATAATTTTACTTGATCTTGCAGATTTTGATTAATTGCATCAAATTCTAATCCACGATTTTTACACCACTCGATAGCTTCACTCAAGACAGGATACTGTTCATTATCGCCTCTATTCGTCCACAGTATTAATTTATGCCCTTTTTTTCTTAATTCTATAAGAATTTTCATTAGCTTTATGTGATGATCCTTCTGTTCTCCTATTTTTGGAAAAGCGTATTCACACAACGTTCCGTCAAAGTCTACCGCTATTTTATAAATCTTATTCATATATCTCTCCTATATTTTCTGTTACTAATTTTTTTGCTATTTTGTAAGCTGATTTTATTAGATTATCGTCTTCGTAAAAGTTTACATCGTCTATGTACTGTTCGATAATATTTCTTGCAAATGTACCTATAGCTATTCCATTACATCTAACACCAACGAGTTCTGATAATTTTTTGCTATGAGAATTTGTACCTCCTGATAAGACTATATAAACTCCTTGATGGTGACCGTGAGCTCTATAAACTTTATTTGTTATAACTTTGTCTCCATCCTTTTTAACTGATTTTTTGTCTAATCTAATATTAAACTTTTTATTTATAACGTCTGCAGTAGATATAGCTTGAAGCGTTGTGTTATAATCATCTGCTCCTCCACTCATGGGATATCCATCAGCTTGAATGATAATCTTGTTGTTTGATATTCTTTTTGCCTCTTCTATTCTGTGTTCTAAATTCAAATTCCCCAAGTTCAATCGATCCAAACACATAGAATTAAAGTTGTTCGGATTTATTTCACTTATTAATTGCCACTCCTTAAGTGTAATCTCGTCTTCTCCAACAGCAGCATGTAATTCAAACGTTTCTGCTCCCGCTTCCATACATTTAGGGAGTAACTCTCTCAGCTGTCTTTCGTTATGTCTATACGATATTATATAATCCTTTGGACATATATTACTACACTTTCCACAACCAATACACAAATCTTTTATCACTATCTCTTTACTTTGATCTTCTACTTCATAACTACCTCCAAGATTTATGTAGTGTTCGAGATTCTTTTCAAAGCCAAATGGTATTGCGTTTGTGGGACACACGGGAGCGCACAGGCCGCAAGATACACAAGTGTTAGGATCTATATAAGACTTTCTAACATGATGATCGCCAGGCATTCCTATACTAACCATAATAAAAGGTCTTGTTGTTAGAGTTATGCCTAGCTTATTTGCGTATTGGAAGGCCATGTCTATGCCCTGTCCTGCGTATTTAACAACCTCAACATTAGCTGAAACGTCCAAGACTTTAGCGCCTGCTAATGTATACACAAACGCTAGTTTTTTAACGTGATGCTTATCTTCATTTCCCGCTCCGCAAATAAGTTTAAAACATTTCTCTTCGTTTAATAATCTTTGAAGCGTGCTGTATCTTTCTTGCATTTTACTTTCTATTTTTTAATAAACCTATTCTTTCTGAATAATCGGCGCTAAGCTTCGATGATATTGATAATTTATATTGTAACCACTCTATTTCAAAGTCAAGAGCTTTTTGTATGTTATTATCTATGTTGACTATGTTAGATTTATTTAAACCTATAACAACGTTTCTTGTTTCTATTCTATCTAACAAACCTTTTGAGAAAGCATCTTTTATAAATTTAGTACTTCTTGTTGATACGTTACCTCCCATGGTAGTCATATAATTATACTTTTTTGCCTTTGTCAATATGTCTTCTACCTTGTCGTATATGAAACCGCTGTCTACCTCTGACTTATTTAGATTATATGACTTAGAAAAGTCTGATCTGCCAACAATTATCCCTTTCAGGTTACCGCGGCCATTTTCTAGTATACTATCTATGTTTTCATAGGCAGTTTTGCTTTCTATAACAATATAAGAATCGGCTCTGTTTGGATAATCTTTCATCATTGTTATAAACTTGTCTAAAGCAAAAGGCGTTTCTACCATAGGCGCTATTATTCCGTTTATGCCCATCCTTATGCAATTATAAAGATCGCTCTTAGCTTCGCATCCACCTATCTTTACAAAAGATTGTAGTCCGCATATTTCTGTTACTCTTTTAAATGCAACAACGTCATTCAGTAAAACACCTTCGTCTTCGAAAGATTGTTTCATGCCTATGACGTCCCAATTTTTGCCTAAGTTATCTAAGCTTTGTTTTAAATCAATTACCATTTTGTATATCTTTTAAGGATTGTAAAATAAAGTCCGTGTCCATTCCCCAAATTAATAAATTCGGTCTATCTTTTTTTTGCTTTCTAAATCTTTCTATGTCTTGTTTGGTTGGTAAAAATAAACCTAATTTGCTTATCGGAATACATTTATAAATCAAGTCCATTTTATTCACAAAGTTTTCATCTTCAAATTCTCCTGGTTTTAGGAGACTTGAAGATATATCGTATGGTCCAACTAAATAATAATCTACTTCTGAAGATAACTTTAATAGTTCATGTATATTACCAATCGCTTTTGCTGTTTCTACTTGAATTATTATTGTTGGTTTATTGTTACCCAACTTGTGTTTGCCCCATCCATTTTCTCTCACAAGTCCTATTCCTCTGTTTCCTCCTTGATTAGGGTATTTGCAGTATTCTATTATTTCTTTCGCGTACACGTAGTCATTAACAGTAGAAAATACGACTCCATCAACGCCAGCATCCAAACACATTCTCACCAATTGTTTATTTAGATCTGTAAATCGTACAAAACACTTTTTATGGCTTAAAGTAATTACCTGTATACACGAGTAAAGAGTCTCGTTGTTAAAGTGTCCATGCTCAGTATCCAAAAGAACTCCGTCTAAATTAGAGTGTGTAAGCAATTCAGATACTAATGGCGATGGTATTGTTTGTAGTGTTAAGTCTATCATCTTAATTTATAAGAAAGTGCATTAATGTTTATCATATTATTCTCTATCTCTTGTATTGTTAATAGGGGTGACATCTCTTCTAACGGAGGTGCCAATATAGCGTCTGCTACGGGAACGCCTTTTACTTTTGGTATCAAATCTTGCTCTGGATTCATGTGGCACTCGTATATGGCATATCCATCGTGGTTTATGAAATCCTCTAAAGAAGATGATTTAGAGTCAAAGTACGGTATACCAAACGCATTTGCTATCTTCTCGAACTTCGGTAAAGTGACCCCAGTGTTTAAATCAACGCCTGTGTATCTCCCATTAAAAAGCATTTTTTGAGTGTGCTTGATGAATAAGTATCCCTCATTGTTAAACACTATTATTTTTATAGGAAGATTATACCCTACCACTGTTTGTAGCTCTTGTAAATTCATCATCATGCTTCCATCTCCATCTAGTAACACGGCTTTTTTTCCGCTTAAAGCTGCACCTACTGCTGATGGTAATCCGTGTCCCATTTCTCCCAAACCGTTGGATGCAAAAGCTATCTGATCTTCTTTTATTTTGAAAGCTTGGTGTGCACACGGTAAAGGAGTTCCCTGACCGATGACAAGGATGTCGTTTTTACACATCAAATCAGAGAGTTTGTTAATCAACACGTACGAATTATCAAAACTCTCGTTATCTATTTTGTGGGTCTCCTCTATTATTGGAAAATCTAAATTATACTTTACGCACCTGTCATACCATTCTGAGATGTTATTATCATACTTAATCGCTAAAAGACATGAGATTATTTGCTTAACGTCGAATGGTATCTTTATGTCGTATCTATTTGCGTACTTATCTAATTCATTTCGGTCGTTGTTAACCATAATAATTTTTGCGTTTGGTGCAAAGTTATCTATGTTGTATCCCGTTTGAGGTAAAGCCAATCTACTACCAAGCACTATCAATAGATCACAATTCTGTAATATGAAGTTAGCTCGCCTCTGTCCGTAAAGTCCAGAAGTTCCGAAGTTATACGGGTGATCGTGGGATAGTACGTCTATAGCTGACCAAGATAGTAAGACGGGTATTTTGTATGATCTTACTAGACTATCGAATTCTTTTTGACTATTTGACGCCTTTATGCCGTATCCTCCTAATATTACTGGTCTTTTTGAGGTTTTTAACAAATCTAGTAATTCTTTAACGCTTACAGCTGTAAGATCTGATTTGGGTTCTTCAAACACTTCAAGTTCTTCTTTATTTACAAATGCACTTTGTATATCAAAAGGAACATCTATCCATGAAGGACCGTGTCTATCACTAAGCGCAAAACTACATGCTTCGTTAAGACACTTGACTATTTCATTCTTATCTATAACAGTCTTAGCATACTTTGTAACGCGTTTAACCATCTCAACTACATCAAAACCTTGAGTTCCAATCATCCTTAAGTTGGCATGCTCTTTTATATATTTTGTGGATTCTTGTCCTGATATTACTAAACACGGTATAGAATCAGCCCAATTACTAATGACTCCGGTTATCGCGTTTGCTGATCCGGCTCCAGCAGTAACTATAGCCGCAGATATTTTTCCAGTGGCCCTATAGTAAGACCCCGCTGCCATCACTGCTGCTTGCTCATGGTGAACGTACACTACTTTTGTGTAACCTTTATCCGATATTGAATCAAATATGTGTGAATTTGCAGATCCTATTATTCCAAAAGCAACCTGTATTTTCTTTTCTACCAGAAACTCTGCCACTAAATCACTAACTTTTACCATACAAATTTGTTCTTATAATAATTTACAATATGTTTTAATTCTGCATCAAACTGTTTTTTTGGTGACCAACCTAAAGATCTTAGTTTATCATCGTTCAATGCGTAGCGTACGTCTTGACCAGGTCTGTCGCAAGAGAAATCTACGTAATGTTCTATGTCGTAAAAGTCTTGCCAGTTTGCTATTTCTACGTACTCTGTAATTATCTTTTTTATAGTATCTATATTCTGTTGTTCAAATCCACCAGCTACGTTGTATATCTCTCCTATTTTTCCTTTTTCGATTAATGTAATTACTGCAGTAGCAGTATCTTCTGCGTGTAACCAGTTTCTATAGGGTTCTCCGTTATTGTGTAAAGGTATTTTCCTACCTATATTCAAAAACTTTATTGCTTTTGGTATGAGTTTCTCAACATATTGACCCATTCCGTAATTATTTGTAGGTCTAACAATCATGTATGGGATATTGTGAGTTCTTCCCCAAGCCATAACGAGCATGTCTGCGGCCGCTTTTGTAGCTGAGTATGGGTTACTAGGTTTTAGCGTGTCTGTTTCGTAATGATCTCCGCTTTCTATATCTCCATAAACTTCGTCTGTGCTAAAATGTATCAACGCTGGTTTTTTGCCATTTTCGCTTCTATAGTTTTTTATTAACTCAAGTAAATTGTGTACGCCATCTATATTTGATTTTACAAATTCTAAACTACTCATTATAGAATTACCTACGTGTGTTTCGGCAGCCGTGTTTATCACATAATCGCAATCGTAAAGAAAAGTCAATTCGTTTATATCGCAGTGTACAAACGAAAAGTTCTTATTTTTCTTAAACTCAGTAAGCAAATCTTTATTAGCCGCGTAAGTTATCTTATCAACTCCTTTAACATACCAACCGAGTTCTAAACATTTCCTTGTTACGTAAGATCCTATAAAACCTAGACAACCTGTAACGTATACTATTTTTTTCATATTAAATCTTTTATGTATTTATTAAATATCTTATCATTGTCGTATCGATACTTCAAAGCCAATTCGTAGTTCTCCTCTATAATTGTCTTGTCTATATCATAACCACCATTTCTTATTGTTTTTAATACTTCTAAAAGCTCTTCATGGGTATCAAAAGTAATTATTCCTTTTTGATTAAAAAAATCTAAAATGTTTGTACATCCCCTATAGATTGGAATAGTGCCTGTTAAAAAGCAATCCAATATTTTTTCAGTAAAATAGTTTTTATATACACCGTTTTCTATAGCGATAGAATACTTATAATCTTTTAAACCGATCAATTTTCCATTTATTGGGTTATAACCCATTCCATAAATGTCCACACTCTGATCGTTACGCCTTATTAATTCTACGCAAGATACGCGGTATCTGTGGCCATCCGTAAATGTTTTGTTCGAACTTATTATAGATACGCTTTTACTTTTATCATATATTGAATATAGACTGGCGTCTGATAATGTCGGATATTCTTCAGTGTGTACGCTTTTATTTAATACACATTCGTACCCTCCGTTTCTGAATACTGCGTTTGGTAGTGTTAGTAGTCTTTCATCGTAAGTGAGTATACGATCAAACATCTTATAGTTTTTGTATACAGTATCGTAAACTCTCTGTTGCTCAAACAAATAAGGAGGTTCGTGTATATCAGCTATCACTGGACACTTCTTGTCTATGCATATTTGCCCTTCAATGTATCTAATGATCTCCATATCAGGTATTATGACAGCATCAAATTCTCCATCACGCATATTATACACATAAGTAAAATCTTTTGGTATATCGTTGTTTTCTCTACTTCCACCAATAGCGTTTATCTGAGGTAATTTTTCTCCAGTTAAACCCTCCTTGTAGTGTTTTTTGTTTCTAATTTCGATTTCATATTTCATGTTGTCTTCAGACTCTCTGTGCCTAGTTCTTACTTGACACTGCTCGCTTGAATTCCAAACATATGTTGGAAAATCAACAACACCTATCTTTTCTTTTGGACACATTTCTAAACACGGATAAGCAACAGCTAAGTCAGGTGCATGATAAAACCACTTGTTATTGTATCTTGATTTTATATCATTAAGATCTATCTTTTTTGCTAAAAATCCCCTAAAAGTTAATAAATGACTTGCTCTCCATATGTCTTTTCTATATAGCTTATATTGATGCACAAAGTCTGGATATGGGGTATTTTGTGGATTGGCTTTTAAAACATCCTCTGACCCATCGTAAACATAGAATTCTCCGTATGTCATCCAAACATCGTACTTGTTGTAGTAGTTATTTAGATTCTCTAATACATTTTCATCTATCAGCCAATCATCTCCGCACATAGATACACATATCTCTTCGTCTTCTAGCGATTCGTAAAATCTAATATAGTTATATATTGCTCCTCCATCGGCTCCAAGATTTGTTTTGTTTCTTATAAGATTAAATCTATTATCATTTTTTATAAGATCAGATACTATTGAATTGGTATTATCTGTAGAACAGTCATCAACATAAACTACATTAAAATTTTTATAAGTTTGATTGAGCACACTAACTATATTGTAATATGCCCAATCTTCATTGTTATAAGACGCGATTATTATTTTGAACTTATTTTGTTTCATATTACAAATAATCTTTGAACTCGTTTTGTAGTAAATCTATTCTGTCAGCCGTATTACATCCGGTTAAGTGGGCAAGAAAACAATCTTTATTCCACGGAGAAGGTATACTAAAACGCCTATTTGGACCAGTTCTATTTGGATCTGCTTGCCACACGCTAGTTCTTGTTATAAACTCAGGCACTGCGTTTAAGTATTTGTGTTCTAACAATCCGTAGTGCTTTCTAAGTGGTGTGTTATTGTGTATTACGTTTAAACACGTTTGGTCTGCTCCGTGATCGTTTAAGAAATGTTTACTATATTCTATAAATGTACTATATAATTCTTCAACGTGTTCTGTGGATTTTATTATAAAATTACCACCACTAAATCCAACGTGGCCAGTACTACCGTCCATAGCAACAGGCCAATCGTAAGAAAAATATATCGTATGTTGATCATTTATAAAATCATCTATTGTAAAATTATCGTTCGTGATAACAGAGTCTCCATCTATCCACATAACAACATCGTAGTGCTCTAACATTTGAAATACATGTATGGTACGAGCAAATCCTAAACCGATAGGGTTTTTAGCATCTACACCTATGTGCGGAAATGATCTAAAAGATCTCAGCACATTAAAGTCGTATCCATGTTTTTGAGTGTATCTTAATTTTGAAGGTATAGTAAGATCTAGCACTGAATGCATGGCTTCATCGCAACCGGTAATTACTAACACATGTTTATTGTTCATGTAATATATTTTTAAGTGTGTTGTTAAAATGTTTTAAACTATAGTATCTTTCGCAGTTAGTTATAGCTAAATTAGAACAGTGTTCATAGAATCCCTCGTCTTGCTTCAACTTATTTGCCAAAGATCTGGCTTTTTTCATATCTTTGACGTTTACTGCTAGATCGGGGTGGCACAACCTCTGTGTATCTACGTCTTCGTTTCCTATGCACGGTATGCCAAAGTACGCACAGTTTAACCCAAACGTACCTGCTGCAGCTGTGGGCATCAAATGTACTGCATATTTGAAAGAACTTAGCTGCATCATCCAGTCAGTCCACATCACTCTTGGGAGTAAATTTACTAATTGGCTCTCTCCGTCTCTGGTTGCATGGGACGTTTGTCCCCAAATAGGCACTTCAAACTCTTGAGCTACTATATAACTTTCAAATCCTCCGTACCATCTAGCAAAGTTTCCCCCGATTATCGTCTTATCCTCTGTCTTCTGCTGTATTTTTGATATTACGCTTTCTATCATTAAAGTCGGCATCACATGCACTCGTTTCGTTGGAAGCAAGCCTCTATAGTACTGTACATCTGATTCGTTGTGTGAGAATATAGAATCGCATCCAGAGAGCATGTTATAAAACTGTATTTGATCCGCTAATTCATAGTCGTTATATAACCAGTGCGGGCCTTCTTGAACGTAGTGAACCTTTTTGTTGTTGCTTTTTAATACTTCTATGAAGTCTGAATGTAGTAAATCGCTAACCGGATTTTTCTTATCTACTAACTTTCCACCTACAGCGTTAAGATACACTTCGCCTTTTGGGAATATAATAAAAACATGATCGTATCCTACAACATTATGATAATTTCTTATGTGTCTGTGATCAGCATCAAGTGCAAACATCCAAGCGAATTCTGTCCTCATGTTTGTGTGATTGCTTGGAACTTTGCCTTCTAAACCCATCTCCGTCAAAAAACAAATTTTCATAACTGTTCTATAAATTTATCTAATACAGATTCTATGTAATCTACTTTCTCTTTGTTAATTACTGGTGAAGTACCTAAGAAAAAAGTGTCTGTCGTAACTTTTCTTGCTACAGGGTATTTTTCTATGACCTCTTTTGGATCCATAATTCCTTCGTAAGCTGGTTGCAGCATAACGTTTCCAGCGAAGTACGGTCTTGTTTGCACTTTATTTGACTCAAAGAACTTACAAATGTCTGATCTTTTGAATGGAGCTCCGTCTTTTACTGTGACAGGAAAAGCAAACCAATCTACGTCTGCACCTTGTTGAGCTTCGTGTAAGTGAAAATATTGCTTGTACTTCTCAAATGCTTTAAACAGATTTTTATAGTTTTCTTTTCTCTTCTGCCCTATCTCTTCCAATTTATTCATTTGCACCAGCCCTATTGCAGCTTGAAGTTCTATAGGTTTTAGGTTATAACCAATCTCTTCGTAAACGTACTTGTGGTCGAATAATTCGTCTGGTATGCTGGGTACCCAGTTGTTAAACCTACAACCACATGATCCCTTTTCAAGTAAGTTCTGTTTTCCAACGCAGTAACAACCTCTTCCCCATTCTCTAAAGCTCCTCACTATTCTCTCCAACTGTGGATCGTTCATTGCTACGAAACCTCCCTCTCCCATTGTGATATGGTGTGCAGGATAAAACGAACAACTTGCCATTTCTCCAAACGAACCTAAAGCTTTGCCTTCGTAAGTGGAACCTAAAGCATCGCAACAGTCTTCTAGCAGTATTAGATTGTACTTCTTAACAATCTCCATCAGCCTATTCATGTTTGGAGGATTACCTAACACGTGAGCGAAAGTTATTATCTTTGCATCAGGATTGTTTATGCAAGCTTGCTCCACCTGATCAAGGTCTAAATTAAGTGTCTCTAACTCTATATCAACGAAAACTGGTGTAAATCCAACTTGAAGTATTGGATTGATTGTTGTCGGAAAGCCTGCGATAGGCGTAATTACTTTTGTGCCTTTCGGAAAGTTCTTGTATCTTTTAGAAGTCATCGCTAACATCATAAGAAGATTAGCGCTTGAACCGCTATTAGTCAATAGACCGTAACTTTTATCAAACTTCTTTGGGAATTTACGTTCAAATTTTATCGCTTCCGCTCCCAAAACCAACCATTCTCCAAGAAGGGTTTTTACTGCTGCAACGTATTCTTCGGAATCAAAATACGGACCTGCGTACTGCACCCAATCTTCTCCTGCTTTCCAAGACTTTTGGCCGTGTTTTTGTTTTATGTACTCTTCCACAAGTTCGAGTATCTGTTTTTCTGTAACCATTATGCGATTATTTTATGTCTTCTAAATTTAATTTATTGTTTTCAATCTTTAAAATCAAATCTACTAGTGTGTATATTTGGGTGCTTTTTAGTACGTAATTTGAATTTGTATTATACCAATAATCAACATATCTATCACGGTGTATCGCGTTCCATAATTCTGTAAACGGGTTGTAGTGAAATACCCAATTGTGCAAACAGTATCTTTGTCTTATCTCTGTATAAACTCTCTCTTGATCTTGGTATGTTTCTTGATTTACCATAACTATGTTTTTTTATTTTATTATACTCTAGTTATTGAAGCTTTTTTCATATCATTGAGTACAACGTATTTTGAATTTCTTGTCTACGAATGTGTTTGTGATGTAGTATACAGTACGCCTCTTCAATTGGTAAAACTGCTTGTGAACTGTGCCCATATATCACTTCGTGTACTTTACCAACCCACTGTATTTTTGGAGAATTTTGGATTATTCTAGTTTGAACATCTGGGAAATTAACCCAACCTTTCTCGTTAACGCTCCATCCCCATTTGTTTATGTGGTCTTGAGTCAATCCTTCAACGGTGTTAATTCTTGGAAGACAAAACAGTTGTACTTCAGGATTATTTTCCAGTATTTCAGGCAAATTTTCTAGAAATACTTCGTGCAGTAGTTCGTCTGCGTCTATTTGAAATATCCAATCTGCTACACAATGTTTTTTTAGATTGTTCTTAAAACTTGCGAAATCTCCTTTAAGAGGAAACTCCACAACTTTTACGTGATCACTGTGTTTTGATATAACTTCATACACCTGTTTTGTTGTATTTCCTTGATCGCACTGTATAACTATGTCGTCTTCTTTTCTTTTACACTTAATTAAAAGAGTCAGTAGTTTATCTAATTCTTCGTGTTCGTTACAAACAGGAATCGCGTAAGATATTGTTGCCATATTATAATTTTACACATCTATCCCAATATATTCTAGACAGCTCAGATAATCTGATCCAAAGTCCTTTAGAGTTGATGAGTCTGATTTGTGAGTTTTATCCTTGAACATGGGTTTTTGTTTTTCTTCTTCTGTCAATTCAACGCTCTTTATCGCCGACCATCTAGCGTCTTCTTTACAAGTGCCATTAACAAATACTGTGCCCTTTTCTTGAATATTCACCACAGACGGATACCAAACCCTGTTTTCTTCGTCCAATCTCTTTAAGTCTTTATACAACTCAGGCATTTCTTGTTCGTATTGCTCTTCGTCAAAATCTCCCTGTTTCATGAGATCGTTTGATTGGTAGCCACACCCCAAGCAAAGGTAGGTGTTTTTATTCTCATTCATCTTTATGGAATAACAAGCGAATTTTTCTTTGCATAACGGGCAATCAATCAATGAATCTGTTTTTTGTTTAGTCATGTAATATCTTTTTACTTTTTGCTATTTGATTGGTGTTTGTCGAGTAGTAGTAAGAAGCCAGAGTTGGAGCCAAACAATCATCTTGTGTTTGTTTATCGCCCTCGCTCTTAACAGTGTTTAGTTTTTCTACCAATTGATCCCACTGAGCAGGGGTTGGTAAATGACTGTGACAAGCTGTTACGAAACCCTTCAACCATATTACAAAGTGTTTGTCTTTCATGTTATCCTATTTTTTTTAAAGAAGGTAATTCAATTTTCTTGAGAGTAGGAAGCTTTACTTCTACCGGTTTTGGAAAAGCATCCACGTAGTTCATAAGTTTCTCAGTCATTTTTTCAAAAGAAAAATTGCTCTTTACGTAATAGGATTGTCTGCTGGATTTTTCAGAAACTACTTTGCTATAATTCTCGTAGACTTGTTCCATAGACTTTTTTGCAACTTTTTCATCCACTTTAAACCACTGGGATTCTGGTATCAATATGTTTTCTACTACCGCAGATGGATGAATGTTTTTTAATTCTCCCGGTATTAGAACGCAATACTCGTTGTTAAGAAAATCTAGATGGCCCGACCAGCCCGATGCTATAATGGGTTTCTTAGATATCGAAAACTCTAGTAGTGGTCTACCAAAACCTTCGCCGTGTCCAAAATACACCATAGCTTTCACTTTCGGGTGGTTGTAAACTATGTTCATATCCTCTTCATTAAGATCTCCATGAAGTAGATATATGTTCGGTAAATCGTTCGAATTGATAGAGTTTCTTATGCTCTCTATTTTTTCCAAGATTTCATCTCTGTCCATCACGCTGTTAGCTACCTTTGTGGTTTTTAGAATCAAACCAGGACGTTTCTTCTTGTTCTTGAATGTTTCTAAAAACAACCTTATCAATCCTGAGATGTTCTTTCTGTCTTCTCCGTTATCTCCGTGCAACCAGTGGCCAACAAATAGGTAATTAAATTCTTCGTTAATTTGTTTTAAAGATTCTGCTATTTCTGTTTTAGGTATGTCTTTATCATCGATATAGAAAAACCTACTCAAGTCAAGTCCCTCGAAGAGCACCTCTACTGGTTTTTCCAAGGATATCTTCCTCTTCAGATTGTTCTGTTGATCTCTCTCTTCGAATTGTGAGTTTTTAAAAACGTTTTTGGCGTGCTCAGAAGACACTAGAGTTAAGTCCATTCTATTAACCCCGTCTACCCAAGACGGATGACATATTGTTGTTTCTATTCCAGCTGTCAATCCGACATTCATTAGCTTTCCAACTCTTTGAAATTCGTTAGGTACAGTAATCTGAAACCAGTAATCGGGTTGTCTTGTGAGTTGGTTGTTTGGCAACATAAGATTGTTTAAAAAACCCCACGTTGATTCGTGTTCTTGTATGTATCCCCAAGCAGTTGAACCCCATCTCTGTGAGAGCAATCTTATTTCCCACTGATCTTTTTTCAATTCATATAGAGCTTTAACAAAATCTCTGGCTCTGGCTCCGTATCCACTAGCAGTGTCTATTGGAGCGCTTATTACGCATAACGGTTTCATATTTAGTATACTAGTTTGTGTTTTATTTGTTTTCTTGGTAATTTTTCTATCTTTATGAGTTCAAATTTGCTCTTTGGTTTCCAACTCTTGAATGTTGTTTCTATAGAAAATATAACGTTATTGCACATGTTTTTTGAGCTCATCATTGACTCTTCTGAAGTAACCCAATCCCTTCCTGCCAGCCCGCGCTCTTGTCTCTCTTCAGGTGACATGTTGTAAATGTCTTCTATAGCTTTAGCAACGTCTCTAAAATCACATCTATCATCGAATATGTAAGGAGTTGGTATCGATCCAACAAGGCTTAAATTAGTTGGAAAAACTGGTACTGCCCATTTACCGCACTTTTTGTATCTGCCGTAGTGGTTTGAAGGAAAGTCTTTGGTTAGATTGACCCATTTACCTTTTTCATCTTCGAACCTCATTTGATCTTGCATTCCTCCAGTCACGTTGCCTATGATCATTCTGCCAGCCATCATCGATTCGGTTAAAGATAGTCCCCAACCTTCGTTAGAGCTAATTAGAGCCGTAACGTCTGCCATGTTATAAAGCCTGTTGATGGCATCCGTGGGTAGCGAGTGTTGTACGAATTTTACTTTTTGATACTCAGGATCGCAGAGCAATTCTGTTACTGCGTTTAAGTTCGTTCCGTTTTCATCAATAGCTTGGGTGTGTAACAATAAAGCGCACTTCTTTGCTTTTTCTTTTCCTATTTTATCACAGAATACAGAATAAGCTGCTATGAGATCAGATGTACACTTTCTTCTGATGTTTCTTGCGTTGTAAAACACAACAAACTCTGGAATGTCTTCTCCAAAAATCGCCTTTTTTTCATCTTGCAATTTTTTATAGTCTTCTACCATGAATTCATTTATCGGGTAAAAGTACTTTTCGTTTATTCCGTGAGGAACGTAAGTGGATATTTTTCCTTTGATTTTATCTCCAAGCACTAATTCGCTAATAAGTTTACTTTGCTTCGATATTCCCATGAGTAAATCGCAAGATTCGTAGTAAGGAGAATTGTACAATGGCGCTGGATAATCGTCCCATATGTGGTAGTAAATTACAGGTATTTTCTTTCTTATCTCGCTTTCCATTTGAAAAAACCAGATCCAATATCTCGGGTCTGTGAAAAGCATTATAGCGTCTGGTTTTTCTATCTCCAAAAGTTGTCTAACTACTTCTGGCGTTCCGTAACCGTTTGACGGGTACAGCATAACGCTACTGTCGCTCAAACCTGTAACATTGTTTGTGTCTTGTGATAGATCCAGCCTTTTACCAAAATCTGGATGGTTGATTGCGGCACCTAAATTTACCCAATTGAATCTGTGAGCGGTACCTAACACGATTTCTCTTGACATTGTTGCGATACCGGAGTGCATCCTAAGATCGTCTCCCATCAACAATATCTTTTTTCTTTTTGATTTTTCAATGTAACCTTCTAGCATAAAATGTTTATATGTGATTAGTTATAGCATTCATCATATCGCTACCCGTGTAGTGAGTTGTGTACGTTTGGTGTATTTTGTGTCTAAAGTTAGAGTCCGTTAAATACAAGAACATAGATCTATGCACAAGATCTTGGAAGTTCATCGTTGATCTTATTGACATTATCTTGTAGTCCTGGTACATTTTATCAGGTAGTTTGACTGTTGTTGTTGAAAATTTCTTCTCCATTGTTGTTTTATATAAATATACATAAACATAGAAATATACATTTATTCCTCATGTTTTTTATTACAAAGTTCGGGACTGTTTGAGAATTGACACCACTTACAAGAAGATAGGTTCTTTTTATAGATTCTCTCGGTATTGTACTTGGCTTCTGGAGTGAAGCACTCCTTTATGAAGTTTTCAAGTCTATTGTAAGCATCTTTAACCTTCTTAGTCTTGTTAGCAGGAGCGAATTCTTGAATCCTAGGTATGGGAAACTCTACGTTTTCGTATATCTTTCTTTTTACTATAAAGAATTTTACGTCTATCTTGTCTTGATCTATGTTAAGCGCTTTGGAATAAAAGTGCTTGTATAACAAAATTTGACTAAGCTTTATTTCGTCCTTCTTTTCCTTATCTCCCCATCCACGAGTAGATGTTTTTATATCGTATATCGTGTAAGTATCTGTGTTCTTGTGATACAGTATGAAGTCTATGTAACCCTGAATTAGCACGTTTGGACTGTATTCTGTAACTGATTGTAAGACAGGGATTTCTATGCCTACCAACTCAGTATCTTTCTTTGAAAAGTATTTTGCTCTATTTTTCTTAAACCACTCCAAAGTTGTTACACCATCTGCAATAAACTCTGAAAACTCTTCTTTTGTTGTGTAGTGATTGTTGTTGCTGTCTTCAAGATCTTTCTTATAGTTCTCTATCATTCTGTCTTCTAAGTAAGCGGACAGATCTATTTCGTTAGCTGCAGTTATGGATTTGTTGTACATAACTTCAAGGTAATTCTGTAACGTTTCGTGAAAAGAAGTACCAAAACATAGAAATATGCCTGGTTTAAATATCTTCTTTTTCTTTACATAAGCTAAATACCACTGATACTGGCAAGATTCGTACATAGAGTACTGAGAATAACTCACTGATTTTTGATACGCATGATTAATTTTTAATTCATTTTTTTTGCTCATAACTTTAATTTTTCCATTTCCAATAATATCCAGCTGCAGTTTTAGCATTTCCATTTGCTACGTCGCCTACTCTAGCTTGATTATATGCATTCATCGCTTCTCTAACTCCCGACCACTCTTTTACAAAATTGTGGCTTAAATCGTATTGTAATATAGGTTTTTTTCTTTTTTCTGAACCGTTATTTGATAAAGTGCCGTTTTTTCTTTTAGTTTCAATTTTTTTATTAATAGTGTCTATACTTTGTTTTTTATTATACATCGGGTGTAATTCTCCTGGTTTGAAAGATGTAGCATTTCCTTTAAATCCTGTGGGATTTCCATAATTTCCATTATCTTTTCCTAAACCCTTGCCTTTGCGACCAATACTACAATTTAATTTATGATCTTCTGTTAATCCCAACTTCCATCCATTATTTATATAAAACTCTAATTCACTTTTAGCCACTTTCTTTTCCACGTTATCTTTATTTATAGTAACTCTACCTATACAAACATCTCCTCCATCTCCGCCCTTTGTTAGATTGTAACCTATATTCGGATTGTTAGAATTATAATAAGCTATCCAATACTTCTCTCTACTAGCTAATACAGACTTATCAATTATGTTATCCTCTAACACTTCTTTCTTAAAGAGTTCAGCTCCATACTTTTTAATAGCAGATTTTAGTGCTAATCCAGATCCTAGATAACTTGGTCTAGCTTTAACGTCTTTTCCTATATAGATCTTTGAATTTACTAAGTTAGTTGTTTTATAAATTTGCATATTGTTTATAATAAATATGCGTAGTTCCATATAACAAGTGAATTTCTAGTTTAGTTTTTTCCACCTATAACCTTTTTAATTTTTTCTAAGTACAGTATTGCATCTTGCAATTCCATTTGCATGTGTTCTATCCAATCGTAAAGACTAAGGTCGCTTCTATCTAAATCGGTACCGTACTTTTCTTTCCCTATCCTTGATCTATCTACGAAAGAATCAATCACAGAGTCAACTATAGAATCAGTTTTTAGTATTGTTCTAGAATTGTTGCCATTCAAAGTCGTAAAACCTGTTTCGCTTCTATAATCTCCCATAATTTACTCCTCTACGTTTTTAAGATCGGGAGATAGCATATCTTTGTTGATGTGCTTGCACTTTGCGCATGCAAACACTGGAATTGGGATCAATGCATCTTGCGCTGTGCCTGTTATAAACTTGGAAGCCTTTCTTAGCATAAGCACTTCTGTGAATACATTGCATCCACACTCTTCGCAAACAACACCTGTGGTCTTGTCTATTGTGATGTTCAGTTTCGGTGAACTTGGGTTACTGTTCATATTTTTTTGTTTTTATGTATTGGTATAAATCTAACAAATCCCCTTCAAAGTTTTCCATAATAGATTCTAGTAGATCTTTGTTTATCTTAAAAGTTTTAACGAAAGAGGACTTTAGTTTATCCATTCGCTTAGCTTCTTCTTTCTCGTAATCTGCTATCAACTTTCTACGCCTTTCCATAAACAAACCTCTAGCGTCGTGCTCTTCGTCTACGTTTTTACAAGTCTTTAGTTTATCTTCTAGTAGATACATCTCGTATTCAGCTTGATAGTAGTACTCAGAATGATCGAAGTCTCCGTGCGCTATCCTCTCGTATAGCGGATACTTGTTACTTAGCTCTTCTTTTGATTTGTATCTCCTGTGCCAATAATATGGATTGTAGGAAGTTGGAGTTAGTTTTGCCAACTGTTCTTCTAAAAACTCTCTGCTTAATCTGATTGTCATAACCTTTATTTGTTTTTATAGTTTGTTCCAGTGTCTCTCGTACAAATGGAGATTAGTGATTGCCCAATGCATTTTGCCAACTTGGTAACCAGTTCTTTCTGATACCAACTGCATTAACTTTGAGAAGCAATACTGATCGTTACAATACCCGAACCACAAGTCTATAGATCTTGCAAACACTGTCAATTCTAACCTATCATCCTCGAGATAGAAGTTAAGAACCAGGTTGCACGGCGTATCGTATTGGTATAGATCCAATTCGTTGGGGTCGTAGTGAACCAACACAGCTCTTCTTGTGCTTGGATTATTCTTAAGCTCGTTAACCATTCTGTCTAACTGGCCATTTTTATTCCAAAAAGATCCATAGTTACTAATGACGTTTGTAGTACCTGGTATCATCATGTTCTTCCATATCTTTGCTCTTTCTGATATTTCTGATGCGTCTCTATCGCCTTTGAGATACCAATCCCATTCGTAGTCTGCGTACCCTTGATTGAACTTTCTAACTTCTGTTTTGATTACGTTATCCAATGGATTCAATACGCTGAAAGATGCATTGAACATGGCTTTGGTTCCTGCAAAGAACTTACCGTACGAATTTATGTAGTGGTAAGCTTGCTCAAACGCTTCTGTTGGATTCTTGTATATGTTATTATTTATCATGCTTTTCTACTTTTATGAATTGTTTTAATAGTTCTACTCCCGACATATTCCTGTAGTCCTGTAAATATACAACTCTCTGGATTCCGGATTGCAATAGGTATTTGGCACACTCTATACAGGGCGCGAGTGTGATGTAAAGAGTTGAGTCTTGTACCGAGTTTCCAGTCTTTGCTGCCTTAATAACTGCATTCATTTCGGCGTGTAGTGTAATGGGTTTCGTATTGTTGTCTTCATCTTCGCAACAATTATCCATTCCGCTTGGGGTGCCGTTATACCCCATACTTATTATGTTTTGCCCCTTTTCGAGTATGGCACCCACTTGGCTTCGTTTGCAGTGAGAAAGCGTAGACACGGCCAAAGCCATGGCCATGTAAACGCTGTCCAATCTTTGTTGCTTAGAAGACTCCCGTACTTCCAAACCCTTTATCGCCTCTTGTTGTTTGTTTTTCTGGTAACTCATCTACTAGTTCTACGTTTTCGAAGTTGATTGGAATGAGGACAAACTGCATGATCTTCTGACCAGGTTGAATGGTCTGCGGTTTATCAGATACGTTGAAGACATGTATATGTATCTCTCCTGTATAATCTGGGTCCACCAACTGGGCGCCGTAGGTCAAGCCTTGCTTTGTGGCTACACCGCTCTTATTCATAGCTACAAGTCCGTATCCATCAGGTACATTCGCTTTAATACCGCTTGGGATCAGCACCGATTCACCTGGGTGCAGCGTTTTAGCTTGCGTAATATAATCATCAGGAATATAGAAGTCTATGCCTGCGCTGTCTGGTGTGCCTCTGGAAGGCGTCTTTACGTCTCTGATTTTTTTAATTTTCATGTTATACGTTTGTTGTTTTTTCTTTTTTGTCTTTTCTTCTTTTCCATTCAACTGTTACATATGTTCCTAAGAAAGCTCCAAGAACTGCAGCAATGATGAAGCTTTTGTCTTCTGTGTATTGGGTAACTGCGAATGCACCAAATAAATAGATTAGTGATCCGTATACTCCTGACATCAGGCTGTTTCTCTCTTCGATCTTAATGAAATATAGGGCCCAAAATACATCGGCCAAGAACAGGGTAATTGCAACCCCAAGAAATGTAAGTGTGTAAGTCATAACTGTTTATTTTTTGTTTGATAGATACTTGTCTAACGATGCCATGTATGCAACTGCGTCTAGATAGTTGTCTTCTTTGTAATTCCAAGAAGCTCTAGATAGTTTAAGAGCTATAAGAACATTGTATACGTCGAAAGCTGTTAGTTCTTTTCTTGACATTTCGGAAGCTATTCTAGCTGTTTGTTCCATGCCTTCTTCAAAAGGTCCATATTGGCGTTCCTTCTCTTCACCGCGTTCGAATACAATCTCGTGTGCTTGTTGTAGTATGCTATTCTGTTTCATAACTGTAATTTACTAAATATTTTTTTGAATTCGTACTAATAGTTTTTAGTAATTATTTATTGGTTAATAGTACAAAAGAGGTTACGTCGAGTGCATTAACGCTTTTTAGAAGATTTGACATACTTTTTATAGTTGTACCCTCGGTCAATATATCGTCTACCAACAGTATTTTACCTCCGATTATCTTGTTCATTAGCCTCTTCTCTACTTCTGTATTAAACTTTAAAAAATTCATTACATACTTTCTGAATCTGGGAGGCAAAGATTTAATCTTATAGTCCTGTTTACTGAAGACTTTATTTAGTATCAAAACTATTTTATCACGCTTGTCTTGTGGCAATTTGTTTAGCTTCTCTTCGTCAAATTGAATGTTGTCTACTGTGTTCTTTACAAATACGTCAGAATATAGCAGCGTATTACTTCCTGCCTTAGCGTGTATGAAGTTCTTTAATAGATCCAATACGTTTGAAGTACTCTTAGGGGTTATGATAAGATCGTAGTTAGAAAGCGGAGATAGGGCATTAAAGTTAACAACAGCTTTAGAGATCATCAATTCCACATCTTCACGGTTTACTTTCGTGTCCATGTACTTTATGCTTTTTCTTAAAAGAGCACTTTGATCCTTTTGAGCGCTATCTATCTTATACGCGTAATACACTTTGTTGCCATCCTTTGTGGATAACAGCTTGTTGTACCTCTGTAATTTTAGATTGACAAGATCACCAGGAGCATCATCATTCCACACGAATTCGAACTTATCGCTCTCTTTATTGTATCTTATTCCCTCTATCAATTTTTTCATACTCTACTATTGTTACTTTTTTGTTAAGCTTGTTACACATAAATATTGAGTGGTGTGTGCCTCTACTCTTACCGTCCCAAAAAGCTACGCACTCATCGCACTCGTTTATTATCTCAATATTCCTAATGAATCCGGCCTTTTTACCGTGTTTTTTCCAGTCCGGTAAGTGAATTGAAAGATCGCATCCGTGTCTGAATGCCCATCTTTCTGCCAAAGAATCTGCTCCTTTAGCTCCACCGCTAACTACTCTAGTGGCTTTTCCTACGTACTCAGAAAGCTTTTCCTCTAAAAGTTCCATATCGTTAAATGACCGACTTCCTATTATAGCTAACACCATAACAGCAATTTACTAAATAGTAGTGAACTGGTAAAATCAAAAATCGCAGTACTTTTTAAAGTCATAAAAAAAGCACCATAAAGATGCTTTAAAACAATTAAGTGATTTTAGCTTATAGACTTATTAAGTCTGTTTTAAGTTTTTTGACATTTTTTTCAAGTCATATTTTTTTAGATTTTTAACCATATCTTTAGATATTGCTTGAAAAAACATTGTACAATCACACCCAGTAGACCCAACAACTCTTCCGTCTCCACGCACTATCATTTGTGTATCTACTTCATTATCTCCAATCATAATAATTATTAAATATTCATCATCGTATCCGCTATGTTTCTTTAAAAAAAGATTATACTCTCCAGTATACACTTCTTTAAAACCTTTACTTTTTGGAGATTTAGATTCTTGTACTCTTTGACTCATTGTATTATATTTAATATAAATATATAAAAAATTAAATAAATTAAATAGATGTTTTAAATACCACGCTCTAAATCTGTGAAATCTCCCCACGCCCTATTCGAGTCTATGTCGCTTGGTTTTAGATTCGGTTTTCTCATAGCCGGCGCCACGTTCCAAAAGTAGTCTCCTTGTTTCCCGTGTTGTTTGATCATTTCCCAGCCTTTAGCGTCGTAGGTGAGAACGCAGTCGAAAGGCGGTGTGATCCTTGAGTTTTTGGTGAACGCCTTATCATAACTGTAGAAGTTTGCTCTGCCTAATTCTCCCTCTTGAATGTTTCTTGCTACTGCTACCGCGTTGAATTCAGCTTTAGGTATTGCTATCTGAAGAGTTCTTGATAGTACCCCGGTAGAGAATACAGACCACATCGTTTCTATGTTTGAGTCTTTGAAGTTATCGTAGAACACTCTAACACCGCCTGCCACAACCATCTCGTGCTTAAGACCAAATGGAAGGAACCTAGCTCCAATCTTTTCTGCGAACTTCTTTGCCCATATGTTTGCTGTTGGCATCGCTGGTATCCTTACGAACAAAGGTATGCCGCCTTCTTCTATGGCTGTGAGTTGGTGTTCCGACGCTTTCTCTGAGGCTGGCATTACAAGGTACAGTTTCTTGTTGTACTTCTTGGCTAGGTAACACAAAGAGTAAGGAGCATATCCCGTTCTCGGACAGCAATACACCATTGAATCTTCCTTAATTTGGGATATAAAAAAATCTGCCATCTTAGCTTTAGTCCCATACTGAAACTCTCCATCATCTATGACTTTAAAGCCATCTATGTCTTTTGTTACGAATGTAAAATTATGTTTATAGTCTTTGGTTATGTTTAGGTAGTACTCTAGATTCCTACCGTTGGTTTCGTCTAGGCTTTCTTTTGTTGTGCACTTGTTTTCGAACATATACTTTATTTATTATGTGAAAAGAGCGCCTTGTTAGGGCGCTCCTTGTTATTACATTCCTCCCATCATTCCTGCCATCGGATCAGCTTTCTCATCTTTATCTTTCTTCTCAAACACTACGCTTTCTGTTGTGAGTACTGTGCCTGCTACAGATGATGCGTTTCGTAGAGCTGTGATCACAACCTTAGCTGGATCTATGATGCCTGCTTCGAGTCCATTTACTATTCTGTGGCTCTTAGCGTCGTAAACTTCTCCTTCGTTAGGCACTTTATTCCACCAATCCTCGACTCCTGCGTTTGATAGTATCTTTTTAAATGGAGCTTGAATCGCTTTCCTAACGATCTCTTTGGCCACACTAGCGCTTGTTGTGTCTTCGGATTTTAATTTTAAAGAAAGTTGGTATAATATGCTTCCTCCTCCTGGTACGATACCTTCAGCTAATGCAGCTTTTGTCGCGTATAGCGAATCTTCTAATCTATCCTTCTTCTCTTTTATCTCTACTTCTGAATTGCCGCCTACGCTGATGATTGCAACTCCGCCGATCATTTTACCAAGTCTCTCTTGTAGCTTCTCTTTTTCAAAGAACGATGTTGCTTTGTCTATCTGCTCTTTTATTTCTTTTGCTCTAGTTTCTATCTTTTCTAAATCCCCTTTTCCGTCTACGATGGTTGTTTCGTCCTTTGACACTGTTACTAATCTACACGTTCCCAAATACTGACTCAACTGGCCGGCTGGAAGTTTATCTAGCTTGTGTCCTTTGTCTTTAGAAAGTACTTGTCCGCCTGTTAAGATAGCTATGTCTTCTAAAATCAGTGTCTTTCGCTCTCCGAAGTCAGGAGCTTTAACAGCGCACGCTTGAACTATGCCACGCATCTTGTTAACAATCATTGTCGCTAAAGCTTCGTCTCCAAAGTCTTCAGCTATCACAAGCAACGGTTTATTTTCAGAGTTAACCTTTGTCATCACCTGCAATAGCTCTTGAGCGGTAGATATTTTACCGTCGTATAGTAAAATATAAGGATTTTCTAAAATAGACTGCATTGTGTTGTTGTTTGTTACAAAGTACGGACTCTTGTAACCCCTTTCAAACTGCATGCCCTCAACAACTTCCAATTGAGTGTCTCCAGTTTTAGACTCTTCTAAAGTGATTACGCCCTCTCTTCCAACTTTGTCAATAGCGGTAGCGATAAGACTTCCAATTTCTGTGTCGTTGTTACCAGAGATAGTAGCTACTTGTTTGATCTGCTCTTCTGATTCTATATCAACAGACTTATTTTTTATTTGATCTATGATTTCGCTAACTATGCTATCTATCTGATTCTTAATTTCAACAGCATTTGTTCCCTGTCTTATTTCTTTTAGACCTTCCTTAATCATTTCAGTTGCAATGATAGTAGAGGTTGTTGTTCCATCGCCGGCCTCGTTAGCAGATTTGATACTCACTTGTTTTACTAAGTTTGCTCCAATCGTTTCTATAGGATCCTCTAATTCGCCAAAGCTTTTAGCTACAGATACGCCATCTTTTGAAATTTTGGTTTCTCCGTTTAGTTCTTTTATCAAAACGGTTCTTCCTCCTGGACCAAGCGTAGAACCAACTGCGTCGTTTAGTTTTTCTATACCTGCAAGTAACTTCTCTTTAAGTTCTTGTCCTTTTACAAATTTTGTTGTACTCATATTTTTATTTTTCTAAAATTGCTAAAATTTCTGTTTCTTTGATTAATATGTAATCTTCTCCGTCTACGTTAACTTTCATAGAACCCATTTTTGGAATTAGCACTCTTTGGCCTGGTTTGAGTTTGGTTTCGTAATAAGATCCTTTGTGCCAATTATAGGTGTCACTGCACTCTACAACTTCTCCCATGTCTGGACGTTCTTTACCCATATCTGGTAAAACTATGTTTCCGTAAGTCATCTCTTCTTCTTCGACGACCTTCAGTACGGCTATCCCATTTAGTGGTTTTAATTTTTGCATATTTGTTTTTGTTTAATTGTTTATTATTTCAAGATCCTCTATTTGTTGACAAAAGTATATAATACCGTCTTTTTTAAACACCGTTTCTGTGTTAAGCCACTCTTTTATTAGATCTACGTTCTTGATCCTTTCTTCTGGCCAGGTACGTTTTACGTAAAAAAGAGATTCGTTTACTTTTATGTAATTTTTACAAATAGATAACATAACTTAACTTGGCGGGCTTAGCTTTAGTTGATGGCGATTTCTTTTAGGATTTTAGTCTTCTCTGCTGGAACATCCAGTATTAGAAGCCCCTTTTCCATCGTAGCTTCGAGTTTAGCGAGATTGAATTTGTCTGCAACTCTCCAAGCAAGGTCGAAGGATCGTCTTGCGATACCTCGTTGAATGTATTCACGTGTCTCCGTTTCACCAAGTCCTTCGTGAATCACTCTAAGTGTATTTCCTTCCACTTGGATTTTTAGGTCTTTCTTTTCTAAACCTACAACGGCTAGTTCGAACCTAAGTCCGCTGTCTGTTTCGTAAATGTCTACGGGATAATTGATCTTTGTCTTGATGCTGTTGAATGTGGAACTTGTGTCAAAAAAGTTCTTCCACATGATGTCGAATGGGTCCATTGCCCAATGTTGTAATTGTGTCATTTTAAACCTCCTGTGTTTTGTGCTCCTATTAAGTGAGCGGTTAATTATTAATTTTCGTAACTGCTAGCCCACCAAGTACTAGCGTTTGCTTATAAATATACTTAATTTTGGATTCTTATTACTGTTTTAGTTTTTAGTGATACTAAAACTATTTATTTAAAAACTTTGCTTTATCTGCTGAAGACATGTTTATAATTACTTCGTTTCTATCTGCAATATCTCCAGCAAATATAACAGGATAGCCTGTCGGTATATTATAAGATTTCATTCTTAAGTTGTCTCCGCCGTAAGTAGCATCATCTATGTCTGTAGTGTATGAATTCCAACCCTCTTCATAGTCTACATTTTCGTATCGATAAACTTTTATTGGTTCGGTTGTTTTTGTTTTATTAGCAATTTGTGTTAACATCGAAGATAATCTATTTTTATCAAATACAGCAAATCCTCCATTCATAGTAGGCGGTGAATCGCTCATCCAATCTTGCAAATCTTCATCTGTATCAGCATTTTCATAGTATTCTTCAAAAGTCTTTTTTGTTATTTTTTCGTCAACAATTTTATTTATAGTTTTAGGAAGTTCATGATAGCCAAGATATAGTAATTGTCCCCAAGCTTTAATTAAACCCAATTCCCATTTTTCGTATTTGGCTTGTTGAATAGATTGATCAATTATTTCTTTTATTATTGTTATTAAGCTTTTCAATGTACTCTTAGTTTTATTATAAATATGTGTTAGTGACCATCTCTGAGATTTTGTGCTCCTATTAAGTGAGCGGTTAATTATTGTTTTTCGTAACTGCTAGCCCACCAAGTACTAGCGTTTATGTATAAATAAACAACTTTCTACTAACTTATAACAACTTATCTTTTAAGTGACATTGGTTTTAATACCCCTTTTGTGGAAACCTTGTCCATCCATTTACCCAAAAGGGTTTAGACAGTGTCTCAGCTTCGTTTTTGGTATAAAACGTTTCTTTATTGCCTTCAACAATTGCTTTGCTTTTCATCTGCGCTGCTGTTAAAAGTACCGAAGTTGATCTGAAGTTTTGTGTTGGATCAAAGGATTGAATCTCGTTATTTGTGAAAGCACTCAAATTGTCCCTGTACGATTGTGCTGTTTCATTTGATTCGATTGAGAACGAACCCTTCATGTAACCTATTATTTTAGAATCGCTAACTGTGAATTGAGTAGCTCTTCTCCACCTTAAACCCAAATTGTGGTTCGATAACGCAGAAGATTCAAAAGGACCTATCAAAACCATGCTAACCAGTTTGGGGTGTGTGAAAGGTTGTGCAGGTGACCCAACACCGTCGTTGTCGCACTCAACGCCATTCCCAGCGTCTCCGTTGTCTACAAAAGATGGGTCTCTTTTAGCAACTCCCCTCGTAACAGTGCCAGTGTAACCGAAATCAAAATCAAAATCGTCGTCAGCTGTTGCATAAGCATAAAGGTTTTTGGGAGAAACTGTGCCTCCAAAAAATTCAAAAGCGTCATCATTAGCGTATATTGTTTGTACGTATTCTATCGTGGTTCCTGATCCAACTGCTCCCAAAGTCAACGCGTTAATTTCTGAGTTCGGTAGAGCGGCTATTCCTGCGTACTCTATTCTAACGTACTTTAATATTCCACTGTTATCTTCGTTGTTGGTTCCACCGTAAGGTCTACCTATCCCGCCCTCTATAGTGGGTTCAGAGGATCTGTTTGTTTTTGCTTTTCCCAAAATAACAATGCCTCCCCAATCACCCGGGGATCTTTCTCCTATTGGCTTACCTGATGTGAATATTATTGGCTTTGAAGGAGTTCCTTCTGCTATGATTTGAGCGCCTCTTTCTATACACAAAGCACCCTTTTCGGCCACATCAGAAACTATAACCGTACCGGGTTGAATGATAATTTTTGCTCCGTCTGTTATGTAAACGTACCCCTTTAAAGTCCACACTTTATCAGAAGTCAAATTTATAGTTGTGTTGATAGTACCGGATATGATTGTGGAAGATGGTACGTTCAAAACGTCTTCGTCCTGTCCCAACTGTTTTTTGCAAGACACCAAATACGTTGTTAGCATTAAAAGCGTGATTAATTTCTTCATAGGTTTATGTTTAATGATATTGAAATGGTTTGTTCGTTGTTTGTTTTAATTAATTCGCCCCTTGTTTTTTGGTAATATACTGTTGGTTGGGCCAATATATCGCTTACGGCAAGCTTAAACTCTGTATTTTTTAGTTTATATAGGTATACAAAGTCTATTACGTTTCTAGAATTTTCAAATATATCGTCGTAACCTTGAAAGCCAACAGCTGATATTCTATCTCCGACCCTGTTATAAGTTACGTTAACCGTATTATTCTTTTTATGAAAGTTTAAGCCTCCGTTTATTACGTAGTTTGATTGTCCTTGCATCTGGCGATTCAATCCCCTAACATTAGAATTGACAAAAGATGAATTCATGTAAAAATCAAAAGCCTTACTTATTTTTTTACGAACATCAAATTCTATACCGTATAATACTGCAGATTTTGGATTTGTGTAAGTCAATAACAAATTTGAAGGTACGGAACCATCTGCCACAATCTGTTCTATCGGTCTAAGAAAATTTTTACCAAACACAGAAACAGACACATTTTCTCCTGTCTTTGGATAAAATTCGTACTTCAAATCCAAGTTGTATATGTCAGTTTTTTGTAAATTAGAATTACCAAGCAATTGTGCGTTTCTTACAAAATCGTAATAGGCAAAATTGGCTACTTCTCTAAATTCTGGTCTGGAAAGAGTTTTGCTTAGAGAGAATCTATATTTTGTTTTTGCTAGATTGTAAGAAACATTTAATGACGGTAAAGGATCAAAATATTTTCTATAAACTTCAATCCCATCTCCGCTAAAATCCGCTGTATTTACTTTAAATTCGTTGTATTCGTTTCTAATTCCTACGTTAAATTTCCACTTTTTATAGTCTTTATCTATCATAGCATAGCTGCTAAGCAAGTTAAAATTTGCACTATACCTATCAGTATTGTTCGTTATTTCGTTTAACATGTCTATAAAATCATACCTAAAAACTCTAGCTTGGAAAGATCTGCCTCGGTTAACGTAACTTCCGCCTATTTTTAAGTTTTTAAAATTAGTGTTTACACCAAAATTAAAACTGTTTTCATTCATAATGCTCCAGAATCTGTATGTATCTCTAAAAGCAATAGAGTAGTTTTCGTTTGAGTTTAAAGATTTAGTTACTGGATTAATTCTATAGTCGGGTTGATCTCTAAGAGTGAGGTTGTGTCCCAAATTAATGTTCCAATTTTTAATTTTGGAATCAAATTGAGTGTTAATTACGGTTTTTATAACGTTGTTAGAAGAATTGCTTCTTACGCTTTGTAAGTTATCGAAGTTATCTCCGCTACGAACTAAGTACAGTTGTTCTACTTGATGATTGAACAGGGTTTTGAGACTAAACCTATTTTTATTTAGATAAGTTATGTTTAATAACCCGTTGACAGACTTTGTGTTTATAAATGAAGTGTCCTTGTATTTGTAGGCGAGTTCTGTTGAAGACTGGTAGTCTTGTCTATCTGTGTAATTTAAAGAAAACGAGTTCCTTGCGGTTGAGCTAAATAATAGATTGAAACTTTTTTTCTTTATTCCAATAGATAAATTGCTGTTTACATTCAAAGGAGAAGTAAAACTTTCAGACAGTGGAGAAGGCATTAACTTAGTATAAGCTCTCTTATCTCCGTTGCTGCCTGTTCTAAATTTGTAAGTTGACGGGAAGTTTGTTGGAAAATCTATCTTATCAACCAATTGGAATTTTTTATTTGTCGAAATCAACCCGTATCCGCTTCCAATTCCAATGTTAAAAAAGTTGTTAGAAACCTCTTTAGTAGAAACCTGAATAACTCCGCCAGCAAAATCTCCCGGTAGGTTAGCCGACGCTGATTTATTAACAACTACATTGTCTATCAAGTTTGTTGGTATGATATCGAAAGAGAACGCTCTTCTGTCTGGTTCTGTTGACGGAAGCATGGTTTTATTGAGCATCGCAGAGTTGTATCTATCTGCCAACCCTCTAACCAATACAAACTTATCGTTTTGTACTGTAACTCCGCTTATTCTTTTTAAAGCGTCTCCCAAACTTCTATCAGGTGTTTTTTTAACGAACTCTATTGATAAACCATCCGATATCGAAGAGTTGTTACGTATGGAAGTTAAAACAGAATTTTCGCTTGATTTTTTTCCTGTGTGGTAAATTGTAATTTCAGATAGTGTCCTATTGAATACGGTGTCTTGACAAAAGCTACTAAGAGAGAAACAGATAAAAAATAAAACCAATAAAATTAACCTTTTCATATCATTTTAAATAAATACAAAAAGTACTTTTAAAAAGTTTAAATGTGACATTAACTTAATGTTAACTTTTTATCAATGGCCGTCTCTAAGATTGTGGGCTATAGCTGGTGGAGCCACTAAATCCACGCTCAACACTGTGGTATTTTCCATTTTATTTTGTACTATTTTAGCAGCTTCTTCAGCGCGATGCTCTTCCACTTCCATAACCAGCTGATCGTGTATTTGCGCTATCACCAAACCGTTTATGCCTTTATTTTTGAACTCTCTGTTTATGGCAATCGCAGCTCTATTAACGATGGAAGCTGCAAGGCCCTGTATTTGCACGTTGATGCAGTTGTTTAAACCATTCTTGTAATCTAACACTAGAGATCTTGCTTTATCGGGTCCGTGACTTTTCTCTAGCTGTCTTCTTGTTTCAAACTCTAACAAAGAATCTCCAAAATGTTCGTACAGTTTTTTTACTTTTGGCAAGTGTCTAATTCTTCCTACTTGCGTTTTTATGTAACCGTTCTTTTTTGTAAATTCTCTAGAATCTTCCATCCATTTTTTAAGGTTGGGAAACCCGTTTAAGTATCCGTTCACAAGCTCTTCCGCCTCTTTCTTTTTAACTCCAAGCGTCATTCCCAACGCGTATGCACCCATTCCGTAAGGAATACCCAACGAGTAAGCCTTTGCTTTGTTTCTGATTTGGGGAGCAACCTTTTTTAAGAAGTTTGGCGCTTTTTTGTCTGGAGAGTATTGGTTTAATTTTTCTGTTTTTATTGCGATGGTGGAGTAAAAGTCCCAATTGTTTCTAAAAATGTCTTTTAATCCCTCGTCGTTAGATACGTGAGAAAACACCTTTGGTTCGAGAGACTCGTAATCGCAATCTATGAATATGTTACCCTCTTTAGGCACAAAGAAAGCTCTAATCATGTTATTGTACTCTATAACTATAGGTTCGTCATCTCCGTCCTCTTTTGGCCTGGGTAACTGTTGCGCATCTGATCCGTATCTTCCTGACACAGTTGCGTGTTGCTTGTAATAAAAGTAGTATTTTCCGTGTTCTTCTGCTTCTAAAAACCTATCGATGTATGTTGATTTTATTTTAAGCAGCTTATTGTATATTCGCAAGTCTTTTGCCCACGGGTGTTTTGGTGCAATCGATTGAATCAAGTCGTCATCGAATTGGGGTTTTCCAGTTTTAGTTTCAGACAGTGGCTTTATTCCCAACGCTGCGAATGCTATTTCTCCCATGTGATCCTTTGATTGGATATTGAAATAGTTTCCATTATTACTCTCTTTCCACATGTTCATGGAAATTTTAGCTTTGACATCGTCAGGTAACTTTGTTTCGTCTCCTGTAAGTAGGAACTCTTTTATCGGTCCATCTTCAAGATCGTGGATATCGTTCGAATTAAGCGAGTACTTACCAGTCTTTTCTGATATAGAAAGTTTTAGATCGTAATATTTTACAAGCTCTTGAGCGTATGAACCTTTGTGATTTGGAGGATAAGCGTCCATCGCCTTTATCAAAACCCACGTTCTGACGTTTTCTTTTTCTAACAACGTTTTTACAACCAAATCATGATACTTTTTTAGATCAGCTGAGATTCGCTGCTTCGCAGATGACATCAAATCCATGTCAAGCTTAACACCGCAATCTTCCATAGGTATAGTAACCTCTCTATAAAGTGGCATCACCTCGTCTTCGTAAAAGAACTTTCTTAAATTCTCTTCGTCAAGTTTTGGTTCGAAGTAGTTGAATATGCGAAGCGCAAGATCTGTATCTGCGACAGCGTATTTAGCTAATATTTGTAGATCTGCTTTATATATTTCGTAGTTGTCTTTTGATATTGATCCTCCGTTTGCTTTTATAGAAGATTTTAGCTCTATCTGCTCTTCGTTCGCTTCAGCGGTTACGTCCAAACCGATTTGACTCTGAACCATTTTAGCTATTTCTTTTAAAGCAAACGGAGAGTTCGAAGAGTACCCTGCGCCTTCCTCGTTTAACGTGTGAACAAGCAGCATGGTGTCTGCGTGTATGTAAGGAGTTAGGTCTATACCATAGAAGTTTTTTACAAATCTACAATCGAAAGATAGGTTGTGACCTATTATTTTTTTACCAACCAAAAGGGATAACAATTTTTTTGCTATTTCGTGAGCTAATTCCTTTTTTTCTATGTAATAGTCTTTTAATTGTCCATCAGAAAAAACCATCGTTGGTATGTAATAACCAGTACCTATTTTTGATGTAACAGAAAAACCTATTATTTTTCCGCTTCTTGTGTTAAGGGAGTTTGTTTCTGTATCAAACGATATCAATTCATCGCTTGCAATATACTTTGCCATCTCTTTAACTTTGTCTAAAGAGTCTACGAGCACATAACTTTTTGTTGTCATAACTATTCTTCTTTGTGTTTATCTTTGTATGGAAATAATTCGTTAAGTTTTTCTTTTCTCCTTGTGCACCCACAATCATCTTCTCCCATAGACTCAGCAACAAACTGTGCTAGTTTATCAAGATAAAGCAATTCGGTGACTTTTGCTATAGAGTCTCCCAATCCTTCAGCCTTCTTTTTCTTCTTGGATTTCTTTTTTTCCATCTTCTTTGGGTCTTATTGATAAAAACAATATCATTAGTTGATTTGTTAGTATTTCAACATGCTTTTCCGTTTGATTTAGTCTATAATATTGGTATATCTGTAAAATTAGCAATGCCACACAAATAACGAAATACACGCTTTCTCTTGTTATAACAAATGTCATTTTTTTATTTTAAATATAACTTAATTTTTACTATCCTTAAAATTATCGGTTTCAGTGAGAGTGTTGCCTTTGGTGTGCTTTGGTTCGTAGGGGCAGTGTCGACACGAATTTCCACAACAACTGCCCCTCTGTAAGTGATAGATTTCGGTGAATATTATTTTACCCTTTTCAGTGTAATAGTGAATATTCTCTTCGAATTCTTTTTTCATTGGTTACAATTCTGTTATAGTACACTCTCCCCCTGCGCAAGCAGCCTCTGCTCTAAGATTGGTTAAGTCTTCGAATTCAACAACTTGAGTAAGATCCAAGTTTGTTAGGTGTGACAACATCTCTTCGTACTTTTCTTTTGTGCAATCCTCGAAAGGCGCTTGAACGTATGTGTGATCAGAGTAAGGTAAAACTGAAAGTCCGTTATAACAGTGTTTGTTTTCCCACATCCACTCTCCAACTTCTTCCCACTCGTTGTCTTTTATAGAAACCGTAGCAGATATGTTGTGAGTGTTTTGTCCTGTTCTGTGTCCTGGTTTTATCCAATTTTCGTAGAAGAACTTTACCCTTTGCAAAAGATCTAAAGCGGATTCTGTTCTTAATATAGCTCCGTCTGGTGCTTTTTGCGGAACAGAAATAACAGCTGTATCGTGAGGTCTAAAGTACTCGTCCTCTACTAGCTCAGGATGGTGAATTGATAGGTGGGTATATATTGCTTCGTTTTTGCCAACACGTATGCGTCTGATATAGTAATCGTTGTGCCACGCGTGGATGCCTGAAGACGTGCCTAACGCCAAAGAGCTTGTACCTGAAGGTTTGATAGTTGTGCATCTCGCAGCGGTGTTTATTCCAAGCATTTTAGCCACTCTTTCGTTTTCTTCTTTTACTGCCAATGCTGCCTCTTTAAGATCGAACTTCTGAGCTTTTCCCGAACCTATTCCAGTCATGCCAACGCCAATTAAAGCCTCTTTCTCTGTCGTTCTTTGCCAAACAGGTCTTAAGTAGTGGAAATCTGTGTAAGAAGCTTGAAGGGTGCCAATAAACGATGCCGCTTTTGCTCTATTGTTTAGATCCTCTTGATCTACCACATCAGAAACATTTACTTCGCAAAGGTTACAGAACTGGTAAGGGCGTAAAGCGATTTCGCAACAAGGGTTCGTGCCCCAATCTTTATCGTTATTCAAGTATATGCCGGGTTCTCCTGAACCAGAGTTTTTAATTTTTTCCCAAAGAGACATGAAGAACTCTCTTGTTACTTTATTTCTCAATAACACAGCAGAGTTGTTAGCTCTTCCACGTTGCGGGTTTGATTCCCACCAGGCTCCAGATTTTGCAGCTATCATTTCCTCATCATCAGCGCTAAATAAGCTGATAAGTGCTGCTCTACGAATTCCTCCTGCTAATACAGCATCTGCTATGTGACAAACGATGTCATGAACTTCTATCGAAGAAAGTTTTGAGTTATTTTCTTTTGTAGATAGAATGCCTTCGATTTTTACCAAACACTCTTTTAACGGTTGAGGACCAGGTGCTTTACCTCCTGATGTAACTAGTTCGGCTCCTTTTGCTCTAATGTCTGAGAAATCGAAAACAACCGTTGAACCGCCTTCAAAATACGATCTAATCAATACTTTGATCGAATCTGCCCATCCCTCGATGCTGTCTCCTATCAAAAACCTTCTGTGTTTGTTAGCGTTTGGTTTTATAATTTCTGGAAGCTTTTCTATGTGGTGTCGTTGAACAGAGTATCCAACGCCTGTGCCTCCCAACAAAAGAAACATAACCTCTGAAAATGAGCGTATATCATCAATTGGTAGATACGCGCAGTTATATACTCTATTTGGAGATATTTCTATAGGTTTACCAGCGAACTGCATACTTCTCATAGAAGGCAAAACTTTTTTATCGTACACATACGAATAAGCGTGTTCTATTTCTTTTTCTAACTCAGGAAATTTCTTCAAGTGCATGCTCTTGTTCCTGTCTACTAACTCTTTCCAAGATTCTCTTCTTTTTGACTCTTTTTTGTACTTTGAGTACTTCATGTACGTAGTCAAATCGCTTAATATCGATTGCGTAATGTGCATTTTACATATAAGTTTAAATTTTAAATAATATAATATACCCTATAGGTTTTCTCTATAGCAAAAAATTTTACCCTTGATCTTTCAATCAAAAAATGAATAGTAGTAATGTGATGTTTGAGTTAACTATCTACCGCTTGGTATAGTGGTGTTAGCTTTATTAACAGCCTTTTGAGTTTTCAAAACGTTTTTTGTTGAGTTAACAGCAGCCGTTGAGTTAGCCTCAGCGTTCATGAGTAACATTTCATCAGTATACTTGGGAGGATTATCAGACAATCTAAAACCGTCACCCTTGATCGCGTTCAAAAATTTATTTAATAAGCTCATTTTCTTAATGTTTTAACTGTATCAATAAATATGTTTGTTTTTCGATTTTAACCCCCTAGCTCAAAAAATTTGTTAGCCATATCTGATAAATATCTTCGGTCAGAGTTATTCATGTTATTATTTTGTTTGTTATTATCGTAAGTTTGTATCTCCGATTCGTCTAATTCGTTAGAATCTATCTGTATGTTTCCGTTAGAGGTGTCTATTTTAGCAGCAAAAGTCATGCCGTCTGAACCGAATCGGTTCTTTATGACGTGAATTCTACCTGTGCCGTTCAATTTGTCTTCCCTTTTTCTAGATAGAGACATTGCGAAATCGGCAATCATGATCTTATCGTAAGAACCAGCTATCTTATCCGCTTCGATGATATCGTCTTTGCTTCCCATTCTATTAACTTGACTTACAGTCCATATTGGAAGCTTGAGCTGTCTAGCAAGACCTTTCACAGAAGTGTATACATCGTCTATCTCGTCCTTTCTTTCGCTCGACTTAGATCTTGATTTTATCAGATCCACGTAGTCTATTATCACCAGATCTGGTTTGTTTCCCAGACTGACGCACTTTTGAATGTGAGTTTCTATTGTTGATACAGTTGTTTTTCCCATTGGATATTCTCTAACTAACAGTTTGCCTGGCAGCTGTTGTATTGTGCTTTCTATCAACTCTCTGTTCTCTTTCTTGTGTATGTTTTGAAACTCAATGCCTGTGAATAGAGAATCGTACCTTTTTGCTACGTATTCTTGAGAAAGCTCCAAAGTGTAGTGATTCACGTTGTATCCAGCCTTTACAGCCATTGCGCCCAGATTAATTAAAAACCAAGACTTACCTCCACCTGGGGATCCCAATACCATGCCCAAATCTCCGCCTCCTAAACCTCCCATCAATAACTCATTTATGTGTTCCCAAGCTGTTGGAACTGCTCCGCGTTCTTCCAAGCGGTATCTAGTTTCTATGTCTTTTTCGTATTCGTGTCCGATGTCTCGACTTTGACCCGCCTTTAGAGCTTGATCGATTGTAGATCTGATATCGTCGTATTGACCCTTGGTTAACATTTCTACAGAACTCATCAACGCTTGCTTAAGCTTTTGGTTTCTACAGAAGTTGCTGAACTCGATCTCAACGTATTCCCTGTCTTCGTTAATGGCTTTTAAGCACTCTTTTAACTGTTCTACTACGCTTATCTTTAAAATCTCATTATCCAATTTCTTGGCTTCTACAGCCATGTACTCTGGCGTTGGATTAGTGTGGTACTTGGAATAGTACTTTAGAGTTTCTGAAACAATCCAACGGTGCGCAGGATTATCGAACTCTTCGTGATTTAAAATATCGTATATACCGTGTAGAAACTCTTTATGTTTTAGCAAAGAAGACAACACTTTTATCTGAAATCCAACCCCGTATTGTTGCAACGTATTTAGTGTACTCATATTACATTTTGTATTTACTTAGTTCGTTAAAATTTTTGTATAGCCACGATCTCGGTTCTTTTATGCTAGCGCCTAAATCGTCTTCGTTATACAATTTTACAAATTCCTGGGAATCAAAATGCTTATACGGTTCTAGTAGCATGTTTTCGAGAGCGAGTACGTCTTCATCAGGTATGTTAGGATTGTTAAGGTCCATCAACAACTGGTTTATCTTCAGTTGGTTCTTGAAACTTAATACATTTCCATGAACTTTCTTACTTCCGCCTTCGCAAACTTCCAAAATCTCTTCCAGGGTTACTGGCGTCTCGTTGGCCAGCTTTGGAAACTCCTTCAATAGTGTCTTTTGGCCAAGACCGTTGACGCCTGGAACGTTATCACCAGTGTCTCCGAGAAGCATCTTCTGAATCAAGAAATTGTTTGGGTGTACACCGTATTCCTCTAGAACTCTACGTTTATTGTAGAATATCTTTTTTGTGGGAGAAAACACAGTTATCCTATCGTCGACCAATTGCAAGTAATCCCTATCGCTTGAAACTACGGTGACTTCTTTTCCGTACTTCTTTGCTAAGCGTCCTATCACGTCGTCTGCTTCAATTTTGTCAATAGAAACAAGATCTACGGGTAAACACTTTAGGTATTCTATCAATCTAACAAGTTGGTTAGTCATGGATTCTGACTCATCTTCTTGATTCTCGTAGTGATCCCAGTTGGTTATCCTTCTTATGCCTCTGTTTGCTTTGTACTCTGGATATATGTACCTCTTGTTTGTCGAAGAACCTTTGCCATCGAAAACTAGTATAACTCTCGTTGGTCTTACGAGGCTTATCGAGCTGCCTAACGACCTAAGGAAACCTGTTAGGCCTCCTATAGGTGTTAAACTTTTGTTTGTGTGTTGTATTATTGCGAAAGACCTCATGAACATGTTCAAAGAGTCTATCAACAACACACGACTGTCTATATTCAACTCCTCTTTTTGTTCTGTGAGAGAGTCGAACATTTTTTTATAATCTTCTTTCATTGTTTGTTTTTATTCTGTATCGTCGTAAACTACTGAGGTTTCCACTTGCTCTTCTATCAATTCAAAGTCTGTTGATCCGAACACTTTCATCCATTCTTCCGAATGATCGTTTTTGTAATTGTTTATAGACGACGGTGAATCAGCAATAAATCCGTGGGGAGTCATTATCACTTTTGTGACAGCTGTAACCCCAGTAACGTGATTCTTATCGCAGGATATTCTTGTTCTTTTAGCAAATTCGATATCTTTACCGCCTTTAGTTGCTTTGATTTTGTTTGTACCCGCCTTTGCTACGTTACCGAAAGTGATAACTAGAGAAGCGTCGAAGTACATGGTATTACCCCCTTTGTTCTGTAGGGTTGGTTGACTCATTGGATTGTCAGGCTTTGCCACCCACACTTTGTTAATAGCGATGAGCGTGTTTGTGTACTGTTGACTTTCCTTTCTTGACAATACTATTCTTTGGTTGATGAAGTTACCGAACTGCTGTGACATAGCTCCTGCGTTCCACTCGTTATTGTTAGTGGACTTATCTACAGACATTTTACACGGTATCGAACCAACAGAGTCCCAGAAGAAACAAAGGTCGTAAGGCAAGTTGCCCTTCTTTTGTTCGTCTAGTATGTCTGCGATAAACGCTGCAACGTCTTCAACGCAATTCAACTTTTCTCTATCTACGTATATAAAGAAGCCGTCGTAATCGCAAACAACTCCATCTGAATCTGCGACTTCGTTGAATTGAAGTCCCATGAGTCTTGCGTGTTCCCAAGACCACTTCATCTCTGTGATAATGAACACCGGCAGTACGCCCATCTTTTGACACGATACTGCTGCTTCCAATAAAGCCGTTGTTTTTCCTGTGTCTGAGTGCCCTCTTAAAAGCGATATGTGACCGATCGGTAAACCAGGAATCTGTAAAGCCTCTTGAAAAGCTTTTGAGAGAGGTATCCACCTATCGTCCTTAAACTTTACGGAAGTTGTGCTTAAGTTCTTTTTCTTTTTAAAATTCTCTAAATTGAATTGGCCCTTCACTGCTCCGGAAATGGCGCCATTCAAACTTTTTGTAGCTTTTGCCATATTAGATTAAAATGCCCCTCGTTAGAGGGGCTTTTATGTGGTTGTTAGAAATCGAATAATTCGTCTATCTTAGAGTCAACGTCTGGTTTCGATGTATTTAAAGAGTACTTTTTGTTTGACTCACCCTCTGGTTTTTTCTCCCAGGGTAAATCACCAGTTGTTTGCTCTTCTGCGGGCTTTTGTGGCGCTACAGTCGTAGTGGTTGTTTCTTCTTCAGATTCTGGATTCAAGTAACCCAAAAGAGCTGCTTTCAATTCGTCATAACCGTATTTTTTAAATTGCGCTTTTGGATCGGGTTGGTTTTGTAACCACTTCTTGATCTCGTCTGCGTTTTCTGAAAGAGGCGTAACTTTTGTTCTAACTCTGATCGTAGATTTGTTGTAAGTAAGACCTGTTGTTTCCTTTCCCAGCGTCTCGATAGTTATATCTCTGCCAGAGAGAGCGTCTGTGTAGTCTCCTACGTCCTCGTCTTCAGCAATAGATAACAAGTCCATAAAGATTTGTTTTCCGAAGCCCCATAACATGACGCCTTTGTCTTCTTGTCCTCTAACGATAACGGGAGCAAAAACTCGCATCTTTGGTTCAAGCTTCTTTGCAAGCATCCAATCCTCCCTTTCTGAGGATTTTCTAAGCTTTTGCGCGAACTCTACGATGGGATCCTTCTCTCCAAAATTTGTCAAAGAAATCATCGTTTTGTTGCCAATCTCGTAGTGGAAATAAAGCTCTGTGAACGGATTTGTTTTATTGTACATAGAAGGTACAATTCTAACCGAATGCTTTCCAACAGTCGGTGCCCATAGGGTCTTTGGTAAATCGCCTTTTTGAGAACTCTTAGGGTTCTGTAGCGCTTCAAGGCGTGCGCGTAACTGCTTGATGTCCATAATTTTTGTAACTTTATTGAGTAAATATATGTGAAAAGAGTTAAAATCTAAAGATTACGTTACAAGTGTACTACCTTTTTAACTTCGGTGTTTCTCTTTTTGAAACCCCCGTCTTGCACTAGCAATATCGAGTTTCTGTAGTCTGGCCAGTGAATTGGATACTTGTTGTTCAACACTCCTCCGTTTAAACTCATGATCAAAGCGTTCAAAGAGTTTATTGTGTATAGCGTGTTTGTTTCTTTTTTTCTGTGAACAAGTATCGTATTTTTTATTATGCGTGGTTGGGTAACCTCGTAGTCTATGTTATATGTGCACATCAGTTCTTCGGAGTCTGGGGAACTTAGCACAAAAATCTTTTTATAAAGAACTGGGTATTCCCTATTTATTTCTGATATTAGCTCGTCCAAATGTTCTTCTGTTGTGAATGTACAGAACAGTTTGTTTGTCATCATTTCTCTTGAAAGTTCGTCTTCTTGTAAAAACATCATAACTAGTATCTATAAATATATTAAATTATATGAAGGAGTAATCTTTACCGTATTTAAACTTCACCGGAGTGTTGTTTTTCTCTAAAGTGCTCTTGATGCTCACAAGCAACTCTTTACCGTCTTCTACCGAATAATCGAACAAAAACGAATCGTATGTTATGAGTAAAAGCCTTGTCTTTTTGCCTTTTAGCAATTTCTTCAATTGCAGTATTTTTTCAACGTTATTGTAAGTTTCTAAATTCTGTACATAGTAATTGAATATCTTATTAGAATCCGGACCGCACTTTTTGTGTATTTTTACTCCGGTAGGCAGCTCCAGGAGCTCATCCGAGTCGTACCTGCGCGTTATTTTTTGGGATAGATCATGTATCGCTTTTATGATCGGTACGTGATGGTGCTTACCGGATGCGTTCCCATACAGCGCAGAGAAGGTTTCTGTCTTGGATTGTTTGTATTCGCTCTCTGATATGTTGTCCTTTTGGAGGTACTGCTTGGCCAAGTACTCGTGGACAGAGGTGTCTGGTAGTTTGATGCCTAATTCGTTAGCTATCAATCTCACGTGGTAAGCATCGAAATCAAACTCAACAAAGTAGTCGTTACTGGGAATGATGCACTTTCTGTGTTCTTCTTTCTTTGGTATTGCAAGAAAGTTAACCCCGTTAAAAGAGTTTGTGGGACGTCCCGTTTGATTGTACAAATTATAGTTTCCGTACACTAGGTCTCCTTCTATAAACACGCTTTGGTTTTTTACTGAATTAACTGTTAAAAAGTCCTGTAATTTAACTCTTATGGGGGACCTTTCAACGTAATCGTACGCTTCTATAACTTTGTCTATCTTTTCGTTACTAGCGCACTTTTTTATGTACTCGCTGTATTTATCGTACAGGTTCTCTAAGTGTTCGTAGTGTTTAGTTATAGGTAGAACTTTGTTTAAATAATCTAAATCGTAAAATCTTCTATCGTAATCTATCTGTACTGTTGTCCTTAGTTCTTGATTTGATATTTCTCCGTTTAACTCTAACTCTGTGAACAAAAGATCCACAGCATTTTTTGTGTTAAAGTATTTTGAGTGGAATTTTTTGTTTAGTAAGAATACCTTTTTGTGTTTTTCTATAAAATCTACAATAAGACATTCCTTTAGAGAAAAGGTTTCAGAGTGATCTATGGACATTATGTAACCCTTATCTTTTGTTCTATAATAGAACAGACACGCTTTTGATAAAACAGGATTATAATTGTAGTTGTAAGGAACTGCTTGTACAAAACAAGTATCAGTTATCGGTAAAGATCGCAGTTGATCTTCTGTCTCAATCAAAAAATACATATAACCTTTATTTTAACGCAATATAATTGCTATAAATTAGCCAGAAAAACTTATCTATTGGGTGACTCTTGAAAATTTCGCGTACTCCTCACCTATGAACGCTTTTATTCCAAGGAAAGTTTTGTCTAAGTTTTCAGTGAGTCGCTTATTTGTATCAACTATGCCCGCTCTTATGTCGTATTGAGAAAGCCTAACAGTGTTTATAGGTCCAGTTAGTTTCCAAAAAAGCTCGGCTATTTGGTAGAAAGATACGTCGTAAGTGGCTGTACCGTTTTTTATCGAAGCATACTCTTCTTGCGATATTTCTTTTACGTATCCCTGATCGTTGATCCTCTTCACAAAGTACCTAACTATTGAGCCCTTTTTGTAGTCTTGCTCAGTTGGTGTGGGATAATAAGACACGGGTTCTGTTTTGTTTGGTTGTACGGCGGTCAGTCTTTTTACTCCTGTTGAAGAAGCGAATTTCTCAACAGCAGAATACGGGGCAACGTAGTCGTTTATGCCGGGAGCGTTCTCGTACGTAGAGATTGGAGTGAGTCTCTCGTTTTTACCAGTAGCTGGATTCTTGCCTGAATAGAACCTGCTGTCAAAGGTTTGGTAATAAAAACCCCTGTACGGTTTTCCGTTCAAGAGAAAGTCGCTTCCCTCTGTTCTTAAATTTGTCTTTACTCTAAATGATGGATAGTATCTTATTGACATATTACGCTGTTGTTGAGAATATAGTATCGCCTATTATTTTTCCGCCTTTTTTCAACAATGAATCTCTAAAATTTAAACCGTTTGGTACGTCTTTGTATGCTGCAACTACATTAGACGTAAAATATAAATAATTTTCTGGTATTGTCTCCAATATCTTAGTCGCATTATATATAGAATTAGCTTGCCTTGAGGAAGGTCCTTTTATATAATTTTCTTTAGGCCTATATCCATTCTTCTTATCCCCTGTAACAGATTGGAATTGGAATTTTTGAGTTAACACATCTGTTATTGTATTAGCTTTATTAAATTTAGTTCTAGTTCTATTTAGTATCACTGCCATTACCCATGCTTCTTCAGTCGTATTTCTACTAGCCTCAGCAAATACTGCAGAAACTAATTCATTCCATTCTTTATCTGTTATTGCTCTGCGTAAATATTTTTCTGCCGCTGTTTTTGCTTCTTGTGAAGATTGTTTATTATCAGTCGTATATTCTGTGTTTGCAGAAGATTGGTTAAATGTTTGTAACAAAGGAATAACAAAGTTACCCTGAGCTTGTTTACCGGCCTGTCTATTAAAGTCTTCTTTACTCTTGATAAAATACATGTTGCCTTTTACTTCTGTGGTCCAAGTGTTGTTTTCTATCGTGTGATTCAAGCCTGTAACAACGAATCCCACTCTTCTATCTTTGCCTTTTAATCGACTTAGATTTGTAGAAGTATACGAGTAGGGTAACAGTTGATCGTTAACGGTAAAACCTTGCATCATTGACAAACCTGAAATTCCGTCTGTCGAAAAGTCGATAGATAACGGTAATACCATGGTAGATTCAGAACCGGAGTCCTCTCCCCTTAGTTTGGCAACGCGTTCTACGTAGTAAGACGTGGCGTGAGACGTGTAATTTTCTGTTATCGCATCCCCAGTTGTTCCTCCTATTGGCGCGCCTTTGTAAAACATGGATATAGCGTTATTGAATTGCTGAGCGGCCTCTCTTTCAGATCTAACTACATTCCTATCGTTTGCTTTTTTGTTGAGCTCATTGTCTTGGTTAGCGGTTATAACCGTTTTATATCTATCTTCCAGTCCTATGTTAGGTTTACCAAAGGTTGTCGCATCAGTTGCGGCTGTTGTTCTGTTACCAACATCTGCGTTTGCGGATATCGCAAGCATACTCGCAAGTTTTGTGCTGATGTCTGTACTGATTCTAAAATCCCTCGCTACCGATTTTTTACCGAATAGCGGCAATTCGCATTGTGTGCTTAATCCCAATCTTTTGTATTTTTTATGCGCATTTTCAGTTAATGCATCTACAGTGTTTGCCATTGCTACGCCTGGAACAAATTGATCATCGACTACTGCGAAACAGTTAGCTTCATCGCAATAGCTTAATCTAAACGCGTTATTTAAACCTGTATACCTACTCAAATCCGCTAAAACGTTTTCAATCAAAGCCTTAAAATAAACGCTGTCTGTTTCGTCTTTAAATGAGAAAGATTTAATTGAACTCAAAAGGTAATCTATGCTAACCAACGTATTTAAAAAC